CATAGTCGACTGCTTGATAGAAGAATGCAGTAATAAAAATGTTAATATTAAAAAATGTGAATATTATATTTCTTCTGAATATTTTAATTCAAAGGTTGATCCCAAATTTCTTTATGATTTTGGTGGAATGTCAATTCCATGTTTTAATGGGCTAATTTCTTTACAAAATAAAGAAATTGTTGTATACTTAAATGGAAAAGAGCAGGCCTTATCGCAAGGTACCATGCTATTTTTTGAGTCTGGGAAAAGTATTAAATATGATGCTACAGAATTAGAATGTATATATTTTAATATTGCACCAAGATTCATGATTCAAGATCAATATCCATTCAAATGGATACCTATAGGAGTATAAATGGCAATTCAAGATATCACTGTTATATACAACTTTATATCTGAAGAGGAAAGAGTTATGCTTTTAGATTATGAAAAAAGCTTAACCGAAAGGGATCTTTGGGAAAAAAGAAATTATGCTGATCCAGATAATCAGTGGACAAATAGGCATCTTTCTATAATTCATTTAACAATGCCAGAACATGGCTTTGGAACAGAGTACGATATTTCAATTGCTAAAAAAATGTGGGAAATAGAAAGCAGAATTAGAGAGCAGATAAAGAAGTCTTGGAATTTAAATAAAGAAATTTGGCCAGACTGTTTTAATTTAATTCGTTGGCCACATGGTCAAGCGCAGCCACCTCATTCAGATTATGAAAACTTTGGAAGACTGCCTCATATATGGAATTGGAGAGACATAGGTTGCGTATTGTATTTAAATGATGATTTTGAAGAAGGACATATTTACTTTCCACAACATAACCGTGAAATAAAAATTGTAGGTGGAATGTTAGCATTTTTCCCAGGAGATATTCATCATGCTCATGGCGTGAAAGAGGTAAAAAATGGAACAAGGTATACGTTAAACACATTTTATACTTTTACAGAAGAACACAAATTTGAAGTAGATTTTAATAGAAAGTATCTTCCCTGGTAATGGCACACGATATAAAAGTTGAAACAAAAAGGTGGCAGATTAGAAAAATTGTTGACCTTGGCATAATGTGCATAAGAGTAAATACAATTATAAATGCTGCTCAAAGATATGAGACTGCAGTCTTTCAAACAGACATAGAGGGTAGAATGAGAGACATTGGAATTAAATATTATAAGCTTCATGGGTCTATGCAAGAAGCAATAGATTTTAATGAATTTTTTGTTAAAACCTTAAAATCTCAAGATTTTTCTGGTTTAGACGAAATACAGGTGTTTCAGAAATTAGATACCATATTTGCCGATTTTAAATATAATGATGGGCCATATCGTTGGTTTATGCCTGCTAAAAATCCTCCAAATGTTGCTATTGGCCAAAAGCAAGAGGACATGTAGCGCTAACCAACAGCTTGGTATAATTGTAATATGGAAACGCTTTATCCAAGTCAAATTGATACCTACGTCCAACCGAATGCAACCGATTCGGTTCAAACCGTTTCCCACTCAGCACAACATAGACGTTTAAATGATGCAATTTATAAACTACAGCTAAAAGTTGGAATCAATAACTCTCAAGACGTTAGTTCTATTGAAAATAGATTAACAACTTTAAAAAACTTTGTTGATGCAAGAGCTGTAGATTTAGGACAGCTAGAAGACAGCCTTGACGAGTATGTTACTTTAATTCAATACGAAAACGATAAAGGTGTTGCAATAGCAACCCTAGGCGTTGATGGAAAGCTTGATCCAGATCAAATACCTTCATCAATTGCAACAGATGCACAATCTAGAGCAGATGCAGCATTGTCTGCAGCAGGATTGTATACTGATCAAAAAATTGCCAATCTTGTAGATTCAGCACCTGGAGCATTAAATACTCTTAATGAATTAGCTCAAGCATTAAATGATGATGCTAATTTTGCCTCAACAATGACAACTGCGCTGGCAGGAAAATCTGCAGTAGGGCACACACATACTTCTTCTAATATAACAGATTTTGTTGAGGCTGCTCAAGATGCGGCTGGACTGTTATTTGGCCATTCTAATCATAATAATGTTACTGCAACATATGATGATGAAAATAATAAAATAATTTTAAGCGTAACTCCACAATTAACACAAGAACAGGTTCAGGATTTTATTGTTCCGCTTTTCCAGAGCGCTAATAATAAAAATATGAATATCCTTTATGATGATGATAACAATACATTAATTTTAGAAGCAATTACAGAACCTTCTAAAGCGGTAATGTCTCCAACAGCTCCAGCAAATCCAGCAAACGGAGCATTTTGGCTTGATACAGATGAATTAAGATCTGGAGACGTACTTGCTCTTAAGATTTGGAATGCTACAGCAAATAAATGGGAGTATGCAGCATCAGAACTCAGCCTTGCAACAACAAATGTTTGGACATCTAAAAATACATTTACTCAAGGCGTTATTATTGGAACAAACACCGCTCCATCAAATCCAGTAGAGGGTCAAATATATTATAACTTATTAGCAGAAAAATTAAGAGTGTTTGATGGTCTAGTTTGGAAAGATGTTTCTGGTGGCGCAGGTGGAGGCGGAGGACTTCCAAGCATTTCAACAGATGGAACAGCAACTCCAGCAACTTTATTTTTTGGAATGATAGCTCCACCATCAGCGGCAGCTTTAGAGGGAGACATTTGGTTTGATGTTGACGATCTTGGAACTCCATTTAATCAATTTTTTACTGGAACCACTGCTCCAGATCCAACTCAATATGAATTTTGGGTAGACCCAAATCCAGCTCCTGGAGAATTAATATATTCAGCAAATGAACCAACAACACCACAATATGAGGGTGAACTTTGGATAGACACAGATGATTATGAAGGCCAATTGGTTGAAGTTGGGGCAACCGCTCCAAATCCAGACAACGTCCAGCTTTGGGTAGATGTAAATGATTTAGACACTCCATCTTATTATTCAAATTTAGTTTTTACAACATACGTAAATTATGCAGCTTTTCCAGTGGCTGGCTCAAAACCAGGAATGTTGGCAGTAGATAGTTCTACTGGCATAGTTTATATATCAATCAATAATTTATGGGTTGCCCAGCCTCTTAAATTAGATCAAGACAAAATTAATAGACAATCTCAAAGTAATCAAGCCCTTATATGGATGGGCTTTTTATAAAAACTTTGGTATACTTTGTAAAGGAGTAGATACATGTCACTAAAAAGATGGGATGGCTCGTCTTGGGTCGTCGTTGCAGGTTCTAGACCAGGTCCACAGGGTCCACAAGGTGCTCAAGGTGTACCTGGAGTTAATGCAACAATTTCCGTTGGCACTGTAAATACTACAGACGCAGGAACAAATGCAACTGTAACAAATAGTGGAACTTCTTCTGCTGCAATTCTTAATTTTAATATTCCAAGAGGAGCAACAGGACAGCAAGGTAACATTGGTCCACAAGGTGTACCAGGATCTAGAGGAAGTAAAATTTTTACTGGGATTAATGCTCCGACATCTTCTAATCCTTCTCCAACAGGTTTGCTAGGTAACGATCAATATCTAGCAACTTCAAATGGTAATTGGTATATTTATGATGCTTCTGGTTCTGGCGCTTGGTCATTACAAGGAAACATCAAAGGTCTGCAGGGTGAAAAAGGAGATAAGGGCGACACTGGCCCAACTGGTCCTTCTGGAAACGTAACTGCAAATGAATTATATGCAAAGACAGATGCTCTACAAGTAGATGCACTTCTTAATCTTGGAATATATTATCCAAAATATACTTCAACGTTAACACAAACTCAGTTAAACAGTAGATTTGCAGCAAGCAGCTTTTTATTTTAGGAGAATAACATATGGCAAGACGACAAATAGAGGAAACATACTACACGTTTGACCCTACTACAAATACGGTAACTATTCCTAGAGTAATTAAGGCTGAACGCCTAATGCTTATTACAAACGTTACCAAAAATATTGTTATCTATAATTTTTCCGACCCAAATCTTGGATATGTAACTCTTACGCAAAACAATACTTCTGTAAATAAGCCAACAACCACAATAGTATTAGAATATAATTGCTCATCAATGCTTTCTTCAGATAAGCTTGCAATTGTTTATGATGAAATAAATGAAACAACATCATTTGAACCAGCACTTCTCGATGCTGTACAAAAATTAAGAACAGCCCCACCACAATCATTGATGGATACCGACTTTGAGTACGGAGTTCAGCCATCAAAATGGGAAGCTTTAGTAGTATGCGGTAATTATCCAACATTTTTTTCGAGAACAACTGGCGGAAACTCATATGACATTATTACAATTTCAGCAGACGGAGCATCTCCAAGATCTACAGTATCTGTAACAACTGCATCTAATCACGGACTTGCAAATGGAGATGTTGTTTCGGTTCAGGAAACATCTTCTGGAGGAGTTGCTGATGGAACTTTCCCAATAACAGTTGTAGATGCAACAACATTTTCTTATGTTGCAAAAGGTGTTGTTTCTGGAACATTAAAAGATGGAAACATGACTGGTGTTTATGGCGGAGGAATTTATGACAATGCTCATATTCCAGGCGGAGTCCCAGGTTCATTTGGCGCTTGGTCAGCAATTTCAGATCAAGCTTCTTATTCAACTATTACAGTAACAACTCCAAGACCACACGGACTGTTGCCAGGAACACCAATTTTGATTAACGATTTAAGTTCACCAATTGGTGGAATTCAATTTATTAATAACGTTTCAACTCCAAATCAATTTAAATTTACATTAACTTCACAAACCGCAGTTAATAATCCAATCAATACTGTAAATATTGGATTGTACACTAGACCAGAAGGTTATGTAGACCACAGACCTTTTGATGGCGGAGTTATTTTAACAACAGCAAATAACGTTTGCGGAGTTCAAACAATTCGTCAAACACGTCGTTATTTCCGCTATCAATCAGGAAAATCAATTCAGTTTTCTACAGGCGCTAAATTAACTCCTACATATGATATTGATACAATATTTGCAGATAACAATGCTGTAGGTATTGCATTGGTAACAGTTACAACAAGACAGGATCATGGATTGCAGCCAGGAGCTGTCGTTAGAATTGAAGGCGCTACAGTCACTGGAACTTATAACCCATGGAATGGAGATTTTCCAGTTACAGAAATTTTAGGAACAAACTCATTTAAGTATCAAATGAGCTTAAATCAAGTTATGCCTTCAACAGATCAATTCCCAGGTGGAACAGACGTAAAAGCAACAGTAGTTCGTTGGAAAGGTGCAGCAACTCGTTGCGGAATGTTTGATGATCAGAACGGCTTCTTTTTTGAGTATGACGGAAAATCATTCCACTGTGTTCGCAGATATACAAAGAAAGAACTGTTTGGTCGTTTAAATCTTACACAATATTCAAACTACGTATTTGGTACAAATACAAGATTTAGAAAGCAGCTAGTTGTTGGAGATCAAATAACAATTAGAGGTGCACATTATAAAGTTATTCAAATAAATAATGATACCGAAATGTTTATTTCTCCAGCTTATAAAGCTTCAACAACAACTTCTGCAAGATATTTGAAGATGGAAACAATTAAGGTTCCACAGGATCAATGGAATATTGATAAAATGGATGGAACTGGTCCATCTGGATATGTATTAGATCCAGGCCGTATGCAAATGGTTTATATTGACTATACATGGTATGGTGCTGGATTCATTAGATTTGGATTTAGAGCAACTGATGGAAATATTTATTATTGCCACAAGATGCCTAACAATAACGCAAATACTGAAGCGTATATGCGTTCAGGTAACTTGCCAGCACGTTATGAAGCGGTAAATGAACCAACTAAGTTTGCTCGTTTAGTTGCTGGTGGAACTGCAATAAGTGGAGCATCTTTAGCACCAACAGAAATTGCAATGTATGTAGATAATGTTGATTTTTGGCCAGATTCTGGATACTTAATGATTAAAGATGATCAAAATTGCGAAATAGTTTCTTATTCATCAATTGGCGCATATAATTCTGTAGCTAGAGGTTACTTAGTAAATATTGCAAGACGTCAACCAATGCCAATTAATTATACTGGCTCAATGGTTAATTTAACTGGAACAAGTGCATCAGTTGTATTTACTCCAGATGCTACGGTTCCTGGTGGTGCTGGTACTGCACAAGTTTCAGTTCAACCAATTTCTCAACAATGTGCTCCAGTAATTTGTCACTGGGGATCTTCAGTTATTATGGACGGAAGATTTGACGATGATAAAGCCTACATCTTTACGGCTGGTATGCAGAGATTTATGCAAATTACTGGTTCTGGTACATTTACAGCTAAAATTTCATCACGTTCGGCATCAGGCGGTGTTGTAACTCTTACAACACAGTCTTCACATAGCATTCAGCCTGGATATAATGTTTCTATATCTGGTGTTAATACAGTAGCATCAATTACAAATGCTTCTATTACTTCCAGCGTAGCAACAATTACAACAAGCGGTGCACATAATTTACAGCAGGGACAAACAGTTACAATTACAAACGTAATAACTTCTGCAAACACAATATTTAATGGAACATATACAATTACATCTGTTCCTACATCAAATACATTTACATATGTAAGACCATATCCATCAAACGTAACTTATGCTAATCTGTCTGGTACAGCAACAGAATCTTCAACATTTAATGGAACATTTTCTGTATCTTCTGTAACATCAAATACAATAGTTTACTCAATTCCAAATACTGCAACATTTAGCTCAGCAGTTGTTGCAGCAGGAAATGCAACGCAATCATTTGGTTCATCTTCAACACCAAGACCACTAGTTTCAATTAGAATTGCTCCTTCCGTAGATAACGGACTTGGAAGAAACTATGGAATTCGTGAAGTTGTCAACCATATGCAGCTAAACTTATCATCAATTGGTATTCTTTCTTCTGGACAGTTCTTGATTCAAGGATTCCTAAATCCAGCATCACTAATTGGACCATCAATTCCTGGAGATTGGGAAACAGTTAGAGTTCCAGGTGGATCTTTAGCACAGGTTATTTATCATGATGGCTCTGGTGTTCCAGGTTCAACAATCACTAACCCAACAAATACCATTTCAGGCGGAGACCAGGTGTTTGCGTTCTATACAGAAAACTCTGGTGGTGAAAACTTGTCTGTTACAAACTTGGATCTTTCAAAAGTAAGAGATCTTGGAACATCAATTCTTTCTGGAAATGGAAATACTTCATCTCCAGGGTATCCTAATGGACCAGATATTCTTACAATTGTTGCAACAAACCTTGGTGCAACTACAGGTAATATTTCTTGCCGCTTGTCTTGGACAGAGGCTCAGGCTTAAAAGGAGGGGCATAAATGCCTAATTACGCTACACTATCTAATCAGATTGATGTATTTAAAACTAAAGTAGATGCTTTATATGCTACAGGTAATTTAGATGCCAATTCATTGCTACTTCTTGCCGAAGCGCTAGAGACTTTATCCAATGCACTTGGCGTCAATGATATTGTTGGCGCAACCGCAGCAGCAATAACACAATTAAACACTGCAAGAGATGCAGCAATTACTGTTGTAAATGGAACTGCAAATGGAACTGCCGTTACTAATCTTCAAAACTCTTACAACACCTTAAATACCGCTTATCAAAATTATGGCTCTAGAATCACTTCTCTTGAATCAACAAGCACATCTCAGCAATCAGCAATTGCTACAGCTTCTGCTCTAGCAGCGCTTGGCGGGTGGAATACATGGGTTATTCATAGTAGTGGAAATAGATCTTTATCTGGAAACGATAGAATTTTTGTTATTCCAGCAGCAAATATGACATTGACTTTACCAACAACGCCATCTCTAGGAACTGCTGTAAGAATTGTAGATGCGGCTGGAACAGCAGCAACAACAAACTTTACAGTTGCAAGAAATGGTTCAAATATTATGGGGCAGGCCCAAGATTTGATTGTTAACACAAATAGTGCAAGATTGCATCTGGTATATGTAGATGCAACTCGTGGATGGAGACTTGTATAATGCCAATTTATTATGATGATGTTGTAAATTCTACAATTAATTTTAGAAATATTTCAACAACAGGACAAACTCTTTCTGGCTATAGAACTGGAAGACTAGATCTTGGCACAACAAGCGGCACAGTAAATCTAGATCTATCTTTATCAAATGATTTTACATGTACATTAAACGGAAATACAACATTTAATATTACTAATACTCCAGCAACTGGGGTTGTTTCTTTTTCTTTACAATTAACTGGCGGAGGATCTTATACAGTTAGTTTTACAAATGCAAAATATCCAGGAGCTACTGCTCCTTCTTTAACCTCTGGAGGAATTGACGTTATTACGTTTGTTACATACGATAACGGAACTTCTTGGAGAGGCCAAGTCGCAATGAAGGACTCAAGATAATGTACGCACAAGTTATAGATGAAGAAATTGTACAAATTGTTGATGAACAATCTTTAAGAGAGCTTTATCCATCAACACATTTTCCATCACCAATTGAACAACGCCATTTAGAAGGTTTTGACAATTGGTATGTTGTACAAGACGATCCAACCACACCAGAATATGATTTTAAAACTAAAAAAATTGAATTTGTTAGAGAGTGGAATGCTGGAGCTGTTGTTGGTTACTATAAAATATTAAATTTAACAAATGCAGAAAAAGATGCTTTAATTGAATCAAGATGGGCTCAAATTAGATATCACAGAGACAATACAATTATTTCTACTGACTATCTTATGATGCCAGATGTATTTAGTTCTTTTTCAGATTCAGATAAGGCTAAGGTAATATCTTATCGTCAAGCTCTTAGAGACATTACAAATCAAGAAGACCCATTTAATATTGCATGGCCTTCTCTGGGAATTGAGTCTATTACATTAAGATATAATGTGGAGATTTAAATGCCTTTTCCACAAAATAGATATCTGTCTGCTCCAGGTGGTACAAAACCATTTTTGTTAAGACAAATTATCACAACTGGATATGTTTTAGCTGGATATCAAAATAGCAGCCCTTGGACAAACGTTAATCAAGTTGCTCATTCTACAGATACAACTACAGATTTAGGAAATTTATTAAATAACTCTTCTGGATATCCAGGAGGAATGTGTGACGACACATTTGCTTATTTGTTAAAGGCAAATAATGGCGTTGGAGGAACATCTACTCAAACAAATAAATTTAGTATGAGAACAAACTCTTCTGTTGTCGGACCATCCTCTCCATACAATTGTGGAAATAATGGAACAATAATGCACAAGGAGCAATCCTACGCATATGGTAAACCTTTTGATGGCTCTGCGGCTATTATGAGATTTAATTTTGCAACACAATCTTGGATGTCTAGCCTTAGCTCTTCATATGGAACAAACGGCGGTTCAGGCGGTTCTGCTTTTTATCATGAGTTTGCTGGATGGCATTATGGAGATGGAAACGGAACTGGAGCTGGTGTAAAATTAACCTTTTCAACAGAAACACAGTCTACTGGAACAATGTATGGCGCACATGGTCAGCAAAAAGCAATCTCTTCAAAACGAACTTATCTTTATGCTGGCAATGAAGGAGATTACGCTGGAGGATATAATTTAAGGCGGTGGAATGTTTCTACAGAAACAAACGTTGGAACCGTTTCAAAACCAATTGGAAATTGTGGAGAAGAAAATTTTGATATGGGCCAAGATTGGCAATTCATGCTAGGGAATTATAATGGTTCTCAAAATAACAGATCTTGGAGATTTAATTACACAACAGATAGTGGATATGAAGGCGGCGGCTCAATGCAGTCAAAAGGCCCTGGAGGCAGAAGCTCGGCATATTCAGCTTATCGTTCTTAATAGATAGGTAAATTAATGAGATATATAAACGATTTAACGTCGGACGTTTCTGGCTACACAAAAGAGCAAAAAGACATTCTTCTTTATGCTGCAAATAGGCAATGGGGCACCCCAGTATTTAAAATAGATAATTTTGTTGGCGGCGCACAATTTACACCATTTGGAAAATTAAGACAATTACTTCTAGAGTTAGGTTCACGAGAAAATCTTATTTCAGAACAAGAGCTAAAAATTGAAAGAACTAAACTTGAAATTGAATTAGAGAAAGAACTTATTTTACAAACAAATTTGATTGCACAAAGAAAAATTCACGAATTAAATATTAAAGAAAAAGAACGTGTTCTTCAAAATCAAAAAATTATGATTAGTTTAACATATGAAGAACGAGACAAGTTTATGATGCTTATAGACAGATTCAATAATTCTGAAGAGGGTAAATTGCCAGATGGAAGAAAAATAATGGACATTATTGGCAATCATGAAGAAGAAGAAAGGCTAGAGGCAGAACTTTGGGCTGTGAGACTTGGAGCTCAAGCTGGATACGATTTGTTATTTTACGGCAGGGTTAATAATGGTAATATGGAAGCAATTGATCAGTTGCCAAAAGATATTCGGGAACTTGCCCTAGACAATGCTATGTCAAAGGCTTTGGAAACAAATGAAAAATTGGAGGCTTTACAAAATATTGTTAAAACTCGTTTAGAGTTAGATAAGCCAACTGGAGTTTGGGAGTCTCTTGAATGATATATTTTTTATATGATGTTGAAGATAGGAGCCCTTATATTAATGAGGTTGGAGAATATTCTAGTTGTTTAATTGGAGCTATTGATGAGGCTAACCTGCTATATATAAGATTACCAAAAGTTCTTATTGTTCCTAAAAACGTAGCCATGGCATGGAAATTTGCTGGAAAGTATAAAGGCTATATAAATGTTAGAGAAAAAACAAGAGTATATGATCAGATTGATCATGAATATTTGAATCCATATAAAGATAAATATCAATATTCTTTGACCGAAGAAGACAAAGAAAATGCTTGTTTATTTCAAAAAGCATTTATGTGTTTCACATTAAACAAATATTATAAAAATAAAATTCGTATTTCTAACTCAACACCCGCATTTTTACGAGATGAAAATTGGTCTTCAGAACACGTACTTTTAGAAAAGAAAAAAATAGTAGAGTCTGAGATAAATGCTTGCCAAAATTGGATAGAAACTGGTATACTATTAGATAAGAAATTTGGAGTTCAATATGACCCAAATATTGCATCACAAACTATCAATCTTTAAGGAAAATGTTTAGCGTACCTTTAAATCCAAAATTAAATGAAAATCAACTTAATGATTTTATAAATTTTTTAAAAGATTATAAACCATATATTTATGATTTTTATTTTACATGTAGGATCCCGCCATTTAATCAAGATGCTATGGGGGATGTTTTTTCTGCTGGGCCAGAAGACCATCAATACCTTATTGATTTAGCATTATATATTCAATCTGAGTTAGGAATTACTGCTTCTGCAGTTTTTAACAATATCGAGGTCAGGCCAAGTCAAGAAAACCTAGATTTGTTTATTGAAAATTTTAAACCACTATATGAATCTGGTATTAGATCTGCAACAATACCACATACTCATTGGATGGCTACAGGACAAATTAAAAAACAGTTCCCAGAACTTTTTGTAAAAAATACAATATTGAGAAATGTTTCAGAACCAAGAGACATAGAAAAGCTTGCTAAGGCTGGATTTGATTATATAAATTTAGATCGTGACTTAATGAGGGATCACGAACGTTTAAAAAGGTTTAATAAGGCAAAGCAACAGTTTGGCATAAAACTGTCTCTATTGGCCAATGAAGGCTGTTATGGCGGTTGTATAATGATGGACGAGCATTATCAATTTAATAACACTAGAACAGATGGACCACAATATTTTAATGACCCAATAAGTAGGGTATCTTGCCCAAAATGGGATCACGAAGATTTTGCACATTCTCTTAAAACAGCCAATTTTCCTCCATGGAGAAAGGATTGGCAAGAGTTTTTAGATGATCTTGGAATTGATGTAATTAAAATGCATGGTAGAGAATCTCATACAAGATTAAAAGAAACTATGGATATAATTAGAAGGTATGCCAACAATGAAGAAATTTTATTTGATAATTTTAATGATTTTATTGAAGAAACTAATTTGGTTGATAAACCAATTGCCATCTGGCGCAATAAGATCAAAAATTGTAAATTTGATTGCTGGGATTGTGGGTATTGCGACAAAATAGTTGCAGCTAAATATGGCACTCATATCAATGAGAAAGTTGCTTTGGTTGCTAAAGAAATTGTTGATTCAGTAAATAATTTAATTGAAATAGATATCCCAGGATTAACTAGTACTCGTGTTCAATCTTTAATTAATGCAATTGCAAATAAAAGTAAAAAATATTTAGAGGTTGGATCTTATCAGGGTGCAACCGCAGCGGCTGCTTTAAAAGGTAATAGCATAGAAGCGTATTTTGTAGATAATTGGTCAAATGTTCCACAATCTTTACGAACAGATTGGGACACTCCTAAAAGTAATTCATTGGAAGAATTTAAAGATAATATAAGGCCATATATTGGAAATAATAAAATTAAAATATGCAATTCTGATATGTTTAAGGTAAATTTAACAGACATTAAAGATATTGATTTTTTCTTTTATGATGGCCCACACGACTTGCAGAATACGCAAAATATAGTAAAATATTACTCAGAGGTTTTTGCAAAAAACACCATTATGATATTTGATGACGCAAATTGGACTCAAGTAGTTCAAGGCTCTCATAAAGGAATTATTGAGTCTGGTTTAAAAATATTATATAGCAAAAAAATATTAAATAGTTCAGAATCAGATAAAGACTGGTGGAACGGTTTATACATATTAGTTACGGAGAAATAATGCCTAGTTTAAATATTTTGTTTGAAGAGTGGTACTACATATTAATGCTTGGAACTGTAATGGTTCTTTCTTATTATGCAAGAAAATTTGATGTCTTTCAACCACTTTATTCTTGGATTGCAAAAAAAATAAAATCAAAAAGAGCAGTAATTGCTATTACATCAGCCGTTTCTGGAGTGTTGCCAATTAATGGCAGAGTTGTTATTTCAGCTGGAATCTTAAATACAATGGCTCCACAAGATGAGCGTAGAAAAAAATATGGCGTCATAGACTACTTGGCAACACATCACTTTTATTTTTGGTCTCCATTAGAAAAGACTGTATTGCTTCCGATGGCGGCATTAAATATTTCTTATGCTTCTTTTATAGGATCGGTATGGCCGCTGCTTGCAACTTTAGTAGTTTGTATTCTTTATTATATTTTTGGGGTTTTAAAAGAGTCTGATGTAGATATTGTTATTAGGAGTAAGAGAGAAAAACAATTATTAAACACAAAAAATATAATCAAGGATAATATATTTACATTATTTATAGTCACAGCCATCCTTGCTTTGGGCAACTTTGTGTCATACCACAAAGACTATTTTTCAAAAATTGTAGATTCGGCTCACGATTCAGAGATGCTAGTATTAGTCTTACTTGGATCCTTTATCCTATCTTTTATCCTAGGAAGTAGTGGAAAATTTGCTGGAGTTCTAGCCGTATCCCTACCAATTTTTGGAGCCACCTACCTACCCATACTGTTTGCAGCAAATTGGGCTGGCTACATATTGTCTCCAATGCATAAATGCATGATAATTGGAAAGAGGATGTTTGGGTCTTCCTTTAAAGAATACTATAGGGTCCTATCAGCAGTAGTCCTATTTGTCTTTTTGGTATCGATAGTTCAGACTTATACCACAGGGCTTTAAACGCTTATATTCCAGTGGCTTCTAGAAGGTCGCTGGGGTATAATTAAGAATGTTATAGGGAAAAGCGGACCTTAACAAAAATGCATTCATGCTATAATTTATACAGGAGAAAATATGCCTAGTTATGACAGTTTATCAAGTCAGATCACTACTTTTAAAGCTAAAGTAGATGCTCTGAGCAGCAGCACTCTAACTGCACAAGACCTAGTATTCCTTGCAAAAGCACTGGAGTCAATGGGCAATCTATTGGGAGTTAACGATATTGTTGCTGCAACTTCTAACAGCATCAATAGTATCCAAACTGCAGGAAGCGGACAAGTAACAACAGTTCAAACTGCAGGAGCAACACAAATTGCTGCTGTTAATACAGCAGGAACACAAAACATTGCTAACCTTGCAGGTCAAATTAGCAATTATACTTTATATACAAACATGGGAGTGATTTAATATGCCAACAGTAAGCTTGCCAGCTCGATTTGCAGCAGGAACAGCAACTACATCTGAAGTTACAATATTAACAGTTCCTGGTGGAGAATCAGACATTATTACATCTGTTACATTTGATAACATTACAGATGCAGCTAATCAGGTTACTTTAAAGATGGCAGGAGTCAACTTTGCAAAGAACCTTGATCTCGCACCAAGATCATTAGTAGTTTTAGATTTTAAACAAGTTTTAAACACGGCAGAAACAATTACAGTTCAGGCATCAGTTAACAATGGTGTCACATACTTTGTTTCTGGCGTAAAAGTAATCAATACATAATTAGGAGATTTAAAAAATGGCTGTAGCAAATTCAACTACACAAATTATAATGCCAGGACTAGATGCGTCTATTCAGTCAAATCTAAATACAGCATTAAATACAAACACAACGTTGCAGAATGTTTTAGCATCAGTTGGAAATATTCCACTGAAAGTTGTTAAGCCTGTTACAGTCAAATTAACTTCAACACAGTATTGGACTCGTCCAGCTAATACACTGTCTTCAGTAGAGGTTACAATTGTTGGCGGCGGCGGAGGCGGCGGGGGATCTCATGGTTCTCACCATGGTGGCGGCGGTGGTGGTGGAGGACAGGTTATTCGTCGTCACGTAGATATTGCATCTGTTGCAGTAGGACAATCTGTTCTTGTTACAATTGGAACTGGTGGTTCAAGAGTTTGTGGAAGCACAAATACAAATGGCGGTAGCGGTGGTAATACTACATTTGGTTCATTCTTAACTGCATTTGGCGGCGGCGGAGGCGGCGCTTATGGACAGCATGCACCACAATCTCCTGGAGGTTCAACTGGTGGCGGCGGTGGAAGAAACGCACACTCTGCAGGAGGCGGTGGCGGTGGCGCAGGTGGCGCAGGCGGAGGAGCTTGGGGACAAAATCAAGAACATAGCTGGAGAATGTATGCTGGACACGGTTCACATACACCAACAACAGATGAAGGATCTTCTTCTGGAGGACATGGAATGGCTGGACAAAATTCAAGTTCACAGTCTACAACAGGTGGAACTGGCGGATTAGGTTTGTATGGCCTTGGCGGTGGCGGTGGCGGTTCAGGTCGTCACGCAATGGGCAACGGATCAAACGGTGGTGGCGCAGGTGGCGCAGGAAATGGAAGTCCGTATGGAACTGCTGGACAGCCTGGACAAAATGGTTCTGGCGGTGGCGGTGGCGGTGCAGATAATGGAGACTGCTCAGGACTTGGTGGAGACGGAGCATGTATTATTACTTATTGGTTAAAGGAGAATGCATAATGAGTGAACGCAGAAATATGGCGTTAGTAAAAGAAGGCACAGTTATAAATACTATTGTTTTTCCAGAAAAAGGAGAACTTTATGACAGCCTTTTGGTAGATGTAAAAGCACAATTTTCAGACTGCGACTTAATTGATGCAACTGATTGGGTAGATGAATCACATCCATATGATGTTGTTTCTCCAGGATTTTCATGGGATGGAGAAAAATTTATCGCTCCAGCTCCAGGAGTAGATACAGTAACAGAAGAAAGCTTAGAAGAAGCAAAATTAATGATGGAAGCAGATATCGCACGTAGGGCAGAAGAGGCAGCTAATGATCCTGCTGTAACTCCTGCACCAAAAACAGGAGGAAATGAATAATGCCGATTACATCAATTCCAGAAGCAGTTAGCCCTGCACTTTGGACATACACATACTTACAGGCACCAATAAATGGACAAGGTTATACATATTTTAACATTCCTGTTGAATTTATTAATCTTGGAACAATTGCTGCTGGAGGAACTGCAACATGCAATATTGCCGAAGATGGAGTTTTTAGAATGCAAGCAAGCGGTAACATGACAGTAGCATTCACAAACATTCCTACTACAGGTAAAGCAGCATTTTGGCAGGTAGAAATTAAAGCTGGTGGCTCTTACACAGTTACTTGGCCAGCAGCAGTTAAATGGGATGGCGGTGGAGCTTCTAACGTAGCACCATTGCTTTCAACCAATACAACAGTATTGAATTTTTTCACAAGAGACGGCGGTACCACAATTTATGGTGCGTACGCTTTTGCCGATCTTAACGTATAGGAGATAAATAAAAATGGCTGTAAATTCCACCACAAAGTTACAAGTACTACCAGGACTAGATAGCACAATGCAATCAAATATGCAGATTGCTTTAAACTCAAATTCAACTTTAGCATCTGTAATTTCTGCTACTGGTGGAGTTCAAACAAAGCTTTTAAAGCCAGTAACGGTTAAATTTAATTCAACTGGTAACTGGACACGTCCAGCAAACACAATGTCTTCAGTAGAAGTAATTTTGGTCGGTGGCGGCGGAGGCGGCGGAGGTTGCCATTCATCTGGTCACGCTGGCGGTGGCGGTGGTGGTGGACAAGTTATTAGAAGATTCGTAGATATTTCTTCGGTAGCAGTTGGTTCAAATATTCTTGTTACAATTGGTAACGGTGGTTCAAGAGTTTCTGGTAACAATAATACAAATGGTGGAGACGGAGGACAATCAACCTTTGGTTCATTCTTGACTGCAGGCGGAGGCGGCGGAGGCGGCGCTTATGGACAGACTGGAAGACAAGGTAGCGGTGGATCTTCTGGCGGTGGCGGTGGCCAAGCTTCACACTCTGCTGGTGGCGGTGGCGGTGGCGCAGGTGGCGGAGGATTGCATGGTCGTTGCATGATGATGCACCACTCTTGGTACACTTATGGTGGGCAGGGCTCACATAACGTTTCTGGACTTAATGGAGGAGAAGGAGCTTCTATGGGAGGTTCTGGAGAGTATAAGGCCTCGTCATCAGATCAGAATTGTTGCGGTGGAAATGGCGGACCTGGACTATATGGATTTGGCGGCGGCGGCGGAGGCGGCGGAGATTGGGGTATGGGAGCAGGTTCAAATGGCGGTGGAAATGGTGGCTCAAGAACTTCGTATAGCCCATATGGAACTGCTGGAGCATCTGGTATAGATGGAACTGGCGGCGGCGGCGGAGGTTGCCAAGAAGGAAACAGTTCTGGCTTAGGTGGCGCAGGGACCTGTTTAATTACTTACTACGTAAAAGAGAGCGCTTAATATGTACGCCGTAATTGAAGACAATAAGATTGTCACATACGGCACAGCAGAGCAAATTCTAAATGTGTCTGTTGGCGAACAAGGTTTAAAATCTGTAATTAAAGAAAATAATCTTATTGAAGTTGTAACAAAAATAGATTATGACTCTGACACAGAAAAATTAATTTCAGTAGAACCTTATATTGAAGGCAAAAAAGTATATTCTGTTAAAAAAGAAAAGCTTAGTAAAGAAGAAATTAAGTCTAACATAGATGCACACGTAGATTTTGAACTAATGTCTGTTTCTGGAAGAACTGATAAAGCGGCAAAAGATTACATTAAAGCTTTGGAAAAAATTAAAGATTCGGCAGATTTGATTTCAAAAATTGAATGGCCAGAAAAACCAGCAGAGGAATCATCTAAATAATGTTTGTTAATCATCGTTCTATATTTAGAAGAAATCGTTTTACACAAAATGGACTACAACTTTGGGTAGACGCAGCCTTACCTGGAACAGTAACAAGAGATGGAAATAATAAAGTTTCTTTATGGAAAGACAAAACAATTAATGGAAGAAATTTTGTTCAAAATACAGCAGCGCAACAACCAACATTTTTACCTACAGGAATTAATGGTTTAGGTGCTGTATACTTTGACGGAACAGCATTTAATATGCCATTTTCAGATCAAACTCTTGGTTATATATCTGGATCATCTTTTACAATAGCATACGTTGCTACAAAAACTGCTGGATCAGCAAACCAATATGTAATTGGTGGTCAAGGAACAGGAACTAGAAATAATCTAATACTTGGATATGTTTCTTCTAACACATATAAATTTGGTCTTGGAAATGATGACCAAAATGCAATTGTCAATGTAGTAAATGCTGGTGTTCCAGAGCTTTATTTAGTAACATTTGATTCTTCAACATTTGAAAGAAGAATTAGAAGAAATACCGCAGACGAAGGACTTGGAGCATCTTCTGGATTAATTTCTGGAATGTCTGGACAGTCCCTTGGAAAATATTTGTCCTCATTTGGAAACTTTGCAATAGGAGAACTTTTAATTTATAACAGAGTTTTGACTGCATCTGAAATTAATAGCGTTGAACGTGATTTAATGTCAAAGTGGTCAATTACTTACGGTAGCTAGGAGACATAATGCCAATAACATATGAATATTATGCCCCACAAAGATTTGGAAACCCAACAACTCTAACTACAACACCACAAAATATTTATACATTTGATCAAAAATCAATAATGAAACAGTTATTGGTTGCTAATATTTTTAATGGACTTCTAACTTTCTCTATGTATCTTGTTCCCTCTGGACAAGTTCTTAAAGAACAATATAAAATTTTTGGAGATGTTCAGGTAGACGCAAACACAGTGTTAACTATTGATCTAAACCAGGTTGTATATCCTGGAGAAGCTATTTATGCTCACGCTAATGTGGCAAACGGACTTAACTTTATTATCTCTGGAGTAGAAATATTCAATCCTGTTGAGACGGCATAGTTTAAGGTGATATGCAATGGCATACAAACAGTATGGAAATGTAATAAATACTTTAAACATAAAAGCAAAAAATATATTTAATTGGAACACAAATTATATAAGTTCCTATGGTTTTCGAAATTTAAATTCTAAAAATGCCCACACCGCAATTTCAAGATCTACAATTAAAGTTTCAAGTGGAACTGGACAATTACTTGGCTATGTCCCTTCTTTAGTTGGTTTAAATTATGACACAGCATCATTATTGTTAAGAAATGCTGGATTTACTCCTGATCCAAATTATATTTATTCTAACAGCATTGGTTTTCAACAATATCTTTCTCAGGGAGGATATGTTTCAGCTCAAGCACCTGCACCTTCAGCATCTTCTGGAACACTACTGGCATTTGGTTCAAGCGTGAGGCTTGATGTTATTCTCTATACATCTACGCCAATTGATACAAGCACGGTTCCAAATGCCCCACTATGGTCTAATGCTACATCTACAGATTCTGCTGTTACACTAACCTTTTTGACTCCAAGTAATGGTGGGTCTCCAATTTTAAGATATGAGTATAGTATAACAAATGGTGCAACTTGGATAAATATTAATTTACCAGTAAACAATACATTTACTGTTTCTGGTTTAACAAATAATGTTAACTATACATTTTATATAAGAGCAGTAAATGCAAAAGGAAATTCTGCATCTTCATCTGGAGTTACAAAAGCGCCCGTTGCATCAGGAGGAGGCGGAACAGCAGTTGTTCCAGGAACTCCATCTTTTACAGTATCATTTATTACCAATACATCTTTTAGAATAGATCTTACTCCACCAGCAAGCGATGGCGGATCTCAAATTATAAGATATCAACATTCTCTTAATAATGGTGTTACTTGGACAAATGATTTTACAAATACTGGACCTATTACAGTTTCAAATTTAACTCCAGGTACATCTTATCAAGTAGCATTAAGAGCAGTAAATGCAATTGGAAATGGTATTGCAACTGCTAGTCAAAATATTTCTACTACTCAAATTGTCCCAGAATTAATTGGTATTTCTGTAAATGCTGCAAAAGCAATTATAACTGCATCTGGCTATGTTTATGGAGACGGAACAATTTCAGCCTCAAATAACCAGTTTTATTTAGACTATCCTGGAGGATATGTTACAGCACAATCTCCTACTGCTGGAGCAAATTTGGCTGGCGGAGGAACAGTTAGATTAGACTTTACACAATATCTTTCAGCACCATCATATGGAACGGTACCAAATGTTATTGGACTTACCTTATCTGAAGCGGTTACAAGACTACAACAGGCTGGATATTCAAATATAACTCAAATAACAACATCTGATCCAAACAAAACATATCAACAAATTTATGCACAAAATCCAGTTTCTGGAACGGCAGCTCTTGTCAATACAGAAATTACAATTAGCTATTCAGATTATACAGGTACTATATCAACACCAACAAATACAGTTAAGCCTTCCATTACTTATGACAATTTGTATGTAGGTTCTGTCTTTAAAGCAAAAGTAGGTTCTTGGACCGACAGTCCTACATCTTATGCATACCAATGGTATGATACAAATGGAAACAATTTTTTTAATGGAACATCGGTAAATTACACTGCAAATTCTTCTGCAATTTCTAGATCTATAAGACTAAAAGTTTCTGCTACAAATGCTGCTGGTACAAGCTCGTTTGTTTCTGCAGACAACGCATATGGTCCCATCAAAGATCTTCTACAACCTTCTACAGTTACTACTGCTTCAGTTAATGGAAGACAGTCTACGCAATTAAATATGCAATGGTTTGGAGGAGACTCACCATTTTATTTTATTGGTATATATAAACCAGGAACATCTGCATATGTAACTACAAAAATTGTGTCAACAGAGTCTACATCTTTAACTGGATTAACTGCTGGAACTAACTATTATATACAAATATTTGGCAACAACAATAATGAATATTCTGCTAATTCTAAAACAAGCGAAGTAATATCTACAGTATTTGCAGCAGCTCCATCAAGTATGGTAATTAATTCTACAACAAAAAGTGGAAACAATATAAACTTTACAGCAACAAAAGGATCAAATACTTCGGCAATTTCATTAATATTACAAACAACAGGTGGAGGTTCTGTGTCAAACGCCATTGAACAAAAATTTGGATATGACCAATCTACTAATAATGTTTCTGGCTCTTATGATATAACAAATATTGCTTCTGGTACATATAATTTGGTTGGATATGGTTGGAACCCAGATTACGGTAACTCCCTACTTGCCTCAATTGTTCAGGTTACGATATAATGGAGAGCAATGTCATATCATCTTAATGTAATTAAAGACAACCCCATGGCTTTCTGGCCTTTGGACGAGTCTATATTTTCTAATACAATTGACATTTCTGGTTCTGGAAATAATGGATCTTATGTAGGAACATTTTCTGGAAACATAATGCCTTTAGTATATGGAGGAAGTAACGCAACTAAAATAACTAATACTAGTTATGTGACTTGTCCAGTAACAAAAAATTTTTATAAAGAAGTAGGCAAAGGTGGTTTTGCTACTTCAGACTATTCAGACAATAGCTTTTCTTTAGAAATCTGGCTAAAGCAAAATATATCATCTGGTTCAATGACACCTATATTTGCAGACTCTACCAACAACATAGGGCTATTTTATTTTAATGGAAACATTATTTTTAAAGTAAACTCTCAATCTTTAATTTATAAGCTATCATTTGCAGAAAAAGCAATGCATATTGTTGCCTGCTACGGAACTAATTCTATGTCTATATATGTAGATGGTTCATTAGCCACATCCCGTTTGCTTGAGTCTTTTAAATTTACCAATAATACTTTGTCAATTGCTTGCGGTCCAACCAATGATGCTCAGGACTATTTTTTAATAGATGCCCCAGCCATTTATAGATATAAGCTTTCTGCAGAACAAATAGCAGAACATTTTAACTCTGGCCTAGATCATACACAGCCCATACATATTGTTGCTCCAGACAATGGCATTTTATTAGGTTTACATGGCCAAAATATTGCACCAGTTTTTATATATCAATACAACAAAGACGTGCAATGGCAATCTTTTATAGATGAAAATACATACTATGATGAAGTAAATAAATATATTTCATTTAAAAAATCTACAGGTCCAAAAACATTTATAATTAATGACGTATTTAACGTTCCAACTTCAACCCCAATTATTAGTTCAAAAATAGAGTGGAAGGGGGATAAGAATATAACTGTGGAATCATCCATAGACAATACAACATGGGTACAATGTATAAACGGATCTTCCCTTCCACAATTTAATAAAGAAAACTATACTGGAGATAGCTTGGTATATATTAGAATCACAATGACAACCGATGATTCTGAAATTGATTTTCCAAGACTCTCATTATTTAGAGTTTTGTTTTATTCTAAAAAAGAATTATATGCACATAATTATGGATACTACGCTACATCAGAAAAAGAATATGATGCTGCCAATTTTAGTTATCCAGTTTTAATTAGACATCCAAATGTTGGTTTAAAAACTTGTGGCACAGGAGGATTTAAGGTAGATATAGATTTGGACATAAGCACTGTAGAGTTTATGTTTACCCCGACCAGCCTTGCTGACAATATGGTTTTTTATTGTCCAGATCCAGAGTCTAAATTTGGATGGGCTGGAAACACAGCAATAAAATCCAATATATCCAAGGTTTACATAAATGAAGAGGATGTCACCTCTGTTACTAATATTAAATCTAAATTTGTATTAAATGAGCCACATCACGTAGTGCTTGTTTTAAGTTCACCAGCACAAAATGTATTACAGTTTAATTACTTATCTAATACAAATTATGGCCCCGTATGTAATTATCAAAATATAGGTTTATACCAATACCAGTTTGTTCCAGGAGATGTTGCCTTCCATTACGATACATATTGTGGCAAACCCTCTATTTCTGTTTCAGATTCGTCACTGGGCCTGACAGAATCTGGAGTAACAACCTATAATCAAGACTATTTAATAGTATCCAGTGCATAATTTTGTCAAACTAGTTGACAAAATCTGGACTTATACACATCAAAATGGTAAAATGAAGTAATGGAAATCAAAGGTATAAACAAGCAGATAATCGAAGAGACCACTCTTGGAATCTATGTCTGGGAAATGCCAGACGGAAGATGGATTGGCGACGACGATGGCAATTTTTTGTCAGTTACATCAATGAAAGGCAATAAGTCTAGAATGGATGCTCTGGCAAGGGAAGTTAGGTCTTATGGCATTTATGAAGGCCGTCCGCTATTTTTGTCAGGCAGACGAAAAATTGATGACGAAGAGTTTGAATATCAAAAGCAAAGATTAGAATGGGGTTTAACGCCAGACCCTTTAGATATTGGCGTATACAAAGATGAGGTCAGGAAAAACAAATAATGAAAGTTCAATACGAAGAAGATCCAGTATTTCAAGACAATGATGTACGTGTAAGCACATATGCTGATATGGTTAGATTTTCAAAGTCTCAAGATGAAGTTACATCTGATGAATTTAAAATGTCTGCAGAAGAATTGCAAAAGGTTGCTGGCATGTCTCCAGCTTTTAGACGCAAACTTAGCAGAGAACTTTCAAAAGCTTTTACTGGTAAAGAAGGAGCGCAAACTCAACAGAGCCTATTGGCCCAAGCAATCACTGGATACGCTTTCCTAGATGTTATTGAGCCAGTTTATAATTTAGAATATTTATCAAGACTATACGAAATATCAACATATAATTATGCTGCATGCAACGCAAAGACTTCAAACATTGTTGGTCTAGGTTGGCAGTTTATTGAAACAAGAAAAACAAATGACGCATTAGATAGCATTACAGATGAAAAGCAATTAGAAAGAGCAAGAAGAAAACTTTCAAAGCTTAGATCGGATTTGCAAGACTGGCTAGATCAATGTAATAGCGAAGATACATTTCAAGAAACTCTTATTAAGGTTTGGACTGATTATGAGTCTACTGGAAATGGCTATATAGAAATAGGAAGAACTGTTCGTGGAGATATCGGATATATTGGACATATTCCTGCGAAGACAATGCGAGTACGTAGATTAAGAGACGGCTTTGTTCAACTTCTTTATGGAAAGTTAGTATTCTTTAGAAACTATGGGGACCAAGAAACTCCTAATCCAATTTTAGGTGGAAGCGATAGACCTAATGAAATTATTCATCTTAAAAAATACACTCCAGTAAATCAATATTATGGAATACCAGACATTATTGCTGCACAGAACTCTGTTGCTGGAAATGAATTTGCCGCTAAATATAATTTAGATTATTTTGAGAATAAGGCTGTGCCAAGATATATTATTACCGCAAAAGGCGCAAAGCTTTCTCCAGAATCAGAAAGAAAATTATTAGAGTTCTTTCAGGTTGGATTAAAAGGAAAGAACCATAGATCCCTTTATATTCCACTTCCAGCAGATACTCCAGAGGCTAAAGTTGAATTTAAGATGGAACCAATTGAGGCTGGAACTCAGGAAGGCTCTTTTGACAAATATAGAAAAGCTAATAGAGACGAAATGCTTTTAGCACATCGTGTTCCAATTAATAAGGTTGGTACACCAGAAGGTGTCAATTTAGCAGTTGCTCGTGATGCTGATAAAACATTTAAAGAGCAAGTATGTAGACCAGCCCAAATGAGGCTTGAAAAGAAATTAAATGCAATTATTGAAGAAAAAACAGATGCTTTGATAATTAAATTTAACGAATTAAGCCTTACAGATGAAGATACTCAATCTAAGATTGATGAAAGATATTTGAGAATGCAGGTAATTACTCCTAATGAAGTTAGAATCAGAAAGGGTATGATCCCAATTGATGGAGGCGACGAAGTCGTTGATTTAAAGGGTCAAGATGCTGCCGAGCAGGCCGCTCAAGCAGGTAATACTAGACAGCGTTCTCAAAATAGACAGGCTAATTCCCCCGATATTTCTGGGGAGGGCAGAAATGCAAAAGGTGATGGAAGGCAGGCAGAATAGTAATTTTTTAGGCGACTATTCTTTGCCTTTTTAATTACTGGTTGCTATACTTTACTTAGTATGGACATTAAAAAAACTAATTGGTCTAGTGACGGCACCCGTCTATCTATTGGTGTCCCATTTACCAAGGTCAATAAAGAGAACAGAACTGTTTCTGGATTTGCTACATTAAACAATGTAGACCAAACAGGAGATGTTGTCACAGCAGAAGCGAGTCTTAAAGCATTTGATGGATTTAAAGGAAACATCCGTGAAATGCATCAACCTATTGCGGTTGGAAAAGTTGTTTCATTTAAACCAGAAACATTTTTTGATGCAGTAACAAAAAGTTTTTATGATGGCGTATGGGTTAGCGCATATATTTCAAAAGGCGCACAAGACACTTGGGAAAAAGTTCTAGACGGCACACTTTCTGGTTTTTCAATTGGTGGAAGAATTAAGGATGCGGAAACAGAAGTAAATAAAGCCGATGGAACATCAGTAAGATTTATTAAAGATTATGATCTTGTAGAATTGTCTCTTGTAGATTCTCCTGCAAATCAATTATGCAATATTCTTTCAATTGAAAAAGTAGATGGCAAATTGGTTCTTAAAGGAATTTCAGCAGGAGTTACAGCAGCAAACGTATTTTTCTGTCAAACAGATGATGTTGTTGTTTCAGACACAGAAGAAGCACGAGAGTGCACAGCCTGTGGAAAACCAATGCAAGTAATTGGTTGGGTTGAAAACAATGATGTTAATAAAGCAGATTCAGTACGTTATGTTTATGAAACACATGTAAAAAAGATTTCTAGTTCTGCAAATGAACTTGAAAACAACACCGAAATAAATAAAGGAGGTACAACTATGTCAGATGAAACAATGACAGAAGCAACAGTTGAAGCAACCCCAGAAACTCCTGCAGCAGAAGTTGTAGCAGAGGCTACACCAGAAGCTCCAGCAGTCGAAGAGGCAGCATCAGAAGTTGCAGAAGCTGCACCAGCAGCAGAAGTTGCCGCCGATAATGCAGGAGAGCCAGCACCAGCAGTTGCAGAAGAAACAGATTTTGCAAAAATGATTGGTGATCTTAAGGGCTTCTTGTCCGATACACTTACCAAGGCAGCAGAAACAAATGCGGCACAGGTTGCTGCAGTTAAAGAAACTGTAGAATCCTTTAGCAAGAGTGTTGAAGCAAGAATTATCGATTTGGCAGAACAACATAATACACTAAGCGAAACCGTAAAAGGTATTCGTGAAACAATCGGTTCCGTAGAAAAGAGAATCGAAGCAGTCGAGGGTGATACTGCAATTAAGAAGTCTGCTGACCTTGGCGGGTCAACAGAGTTTGTAAAGAAATCAAAATGGAGCGGCGCTTTCCTCGGTTCCGTGAACGACATTCTAAACTAAAAGGCAGGTGAAAGAAATAAAATGAGCAATGAACTATTAGAAAAAGCAGTAGCAGCAAATACTACTTTGACTACAGGTATGAATGGACAGACCATCACTGGTGCTGGCATTCACGTTGGAGCTACTCAAACAGGTGGTCTCCTAAATCCAGAGCAGTCCGCAAGATTCCTTGACTATGTGTTCGACGCTACCGTTATTGGTAAAGTCGCACGTACAGTTAGAATGAAGGCTGACACAACTGAGATTGATCGTATCGGAGTTGGCGAGAAGTTGATGAAAGTCGCTTCTGAAGCTAACGATACAGCATCAAACGCAGGCGTTACATTCTCCAAGATTTCTCTGACCACTAAGAAGCTTCGTCTTGACTGGGAACTCTCAACAGAGTCTCTAGAAGACAACATCGAAGGGCCAGATCTTGAGGACCATATCGCACGTTTGATGGCAACACAAGCAGGAAATGACATTGAGGACCTAGTTCTTAATGGAGATGCTTCTGCAACTTCAGATGACCTATATAAGGCATTTGATGGTGTTGTCAAGAAGTCAAAGGCTAACGGTCACGTTGTAGATGCAGCGGGAGCTAATATCTCTCGTGCAGTATTCAACAGTGCACTTAAGGCTCTTCCACGTAAGTACAAGCAACGTCGTACAGACCTTCGCTTCCTTGCTGGATCAAACCTTATTCAGGACTTCCTATATACACAAAGCATTGGTACAAACCAGACAATCCCACAAGATATCGCTTCTAGCGTTATCCGTGGCGATGTTGCTCCACTCGGTGGACCAGCTGGTTACGTAGCACCATTCGCATTTGGTATTCCAATTGTTGAAGTCCCACTTCTAAAGGAAACTCAGACTGGTACCCATACTGGTGCATCAGGAGATCATGGTGACGTACACCTCTCATTCCCAAATAACGTTGTTATTGGAATTAAGCGTGACGTAACTGTATACAGATTCTTCTGGCCACGTAAGGACTCAGTAGAGTATACACTTTATACTCGTGTTGGCGTTCAGATTGAACAAGCAGATGCTTGGGTAGTCGTAAAGAACGTTAAGGTAGCTTCTTAATTAAATAAGAAGATCTTGTAGAGGCCTCTAAAATTTAATATTTTGGGGGCCTTTACCTTTTAATTTTACAATGCTATAATTGATAAGAACAAAGGAGAATGTATGTCATTTTCGACATTAAAAATTGCTGAATTACGTCAGGTTGCCGAAGACTTTGCGGTTGAACTACCAAATTCAAAAAACAAAACAGAAATAATTGCAGCCCTCGCTGAAGAAGGCGTAACATGGGATGTATACCAAAAGACTATTGAAAATATTGAAGATTCAAAATTAGAGGCAGACGAAATATTGCCAACTTTTGATCCAAAGAAGGAACAGCCAGAAGACACTGTTCTAGTAAAAATGGAACGTGCTAACTTTAGGTATGACGCAATGGGATTCACATTTACCAAAGAACATCCTTTTGTAGCAATGCCTACAGAAAAAGCAGAAGAAATTTTTGAAAAAGAGGAGGGTTTTCGTTTAGCGACTCCCGTAGAGGTTAGAGAGTTCTACGCATAACGAAAATTTTAAATGGCAGAATTATATGTAAACAGTAATGGAGCAATCCGTCAAAAAATTTATTGGGGAGGTCAACCAGTAGATGCAGACGGAAATGTTACCGTTACTGTTTACGATGTAACACAGGATCCAGCAGTTGTACCAAACTTAAACCCAACTACACCAATTGGAACTTATATTGCAACAAATCTAGAAACAGATAATGGTAATTATGAAATCGTTTTGCCTTTCAATATTACTTTTAGAAATAGAAAATTAAAACTTGTCTGGTCCTATCAAGTTTCTGGAAACTCTGCCAGTAACACATCATATGTAGATGTTGTAACACCTTACGCAAATTTGTCGGAAGCAATAGATGCTCTTGGAATAGGCGTTGATCCAAGTGATGCAAATTATAAATCTTATGATGAAATAAAGATGGCTGAAAAATATGCCAGAAAATTAATTGAAAGTTACACAAACGATTACTACTATATATATGATGATTCTGTAACTATTTATGGTAACGGAGATGATTCAATTCAAACACTTTATAAGATTCAGGAATTGCATGAACTATATGCAGATGATATATTGCTTATAGACAATCCAAATCAAATAAATAATGTTGGTTATAGCGTTGTGCCAGTTTCAAGTGGATACGGTCTTAAAATTGATAGAAACCTTACAATAGACAACACCGTGTATTTGGCAAACGGCATGGTATCACCAACAGTATATGATATTGGATATCAAGGGTTTTTTAGAAAAGGAGTTGCTTATAGAATTCAAGGAAAGTTTGGATGGTCAGATGTTCCAGATGCAATAGAAACAGCAACTATAGAACTAATGAAAGACTTTTTCAATAAAGATACCCAATGGAAAAATAAATACGTAAAGAGTATATCTACCTTTGACTGGGACTTTGAATATGACCCACAAGTATATAGCGGAACAGGAAACTTTTTTGTAGACAATATCCTCTCTGGATATGTTATTAAACAAATGTTGGTGATTTAATGAAAGATTTAGTTAATTCAATATTAACAATGAAAGCCGATATTTATTCTCAAGAAGATACGCAAGATGAAGATACTGGCGCATTAAAAAAGAATTGGATATTTACAGATACCGTTGATTGCTTTGCAAAGGGTTCGGTAAGCTCTGCTGGTTCTCGTGGTCAAGACAAACAACAATATACCACTAAATATAAAGATACGGAATCTATACAAATTCGTGTAGACAAATATATCAATCAAAGGCAAAAAATAACAAACATTAGAAATAAAAATGGAGAAGTTATTTGGTATGAATTAAATTACCCAACTAATACTCCAACAGTTTTTGAGATAGTGGGAAATACTCCAATAACAGACCCATTTGGAGAAATTCTTGGATGGAATTTATTGGCTCAAAGATCGGAGAATCAGACAATTGGCAACTAGTGCTCAGGCTTTAGATGCAGCTTCTAGGGGTCTAGCAGGCCTTATGAGAGGCGTAAAGCCATCTGGAGTCATAGACGATGGCGGAATGGTACAAAAGATCTCAGCAGCCTTATATTATCAAGCACAGGTAATGACTCATATGGCAACAGAAGATTGTATTCAAGAAGGTTTTACAAATAAGGTGTTTAACAAGATTAATACTGATCTAGGAAATTATATAGATATGCAGGCAAGATCTAAACCAAAATATTTACATCATGTTTATGAATGGGGAAAAACTGGAGACAGAACTGCAAGACTATTTACTTTAACAAAAAAACAAGAAAAAGATTTTAATTTTACATTATCTTATAAATTTAAACTGTCAAAATCTACAGTTCCAAAAAACGATACTAACAAAAAATCTTACGTTTTTGCAAATAAAGCATTTGTAATGGAAACTGGAAACCCAGTAACAATTACTCCAAGAACACCACAAGGAAGACTTGCCTTTGCAATAGGAGATAAAAACATTATTTTGCAGTCTGGTAGATCTGTAAGAGTTTTAAACCCTGGAGGAAAGCAAACAAAAATGGGTTTTGCCAATACCTATAAGTTTTTTGTTGGAGGTAATCTAATTCAAAATTCAATTAGATCTTCTGGAATTGAAAGAGCATTTGAACTTGTTGTGAGAAGATCTATAATGCTTCCGCCATTGGTAAGAAGAAAATCATATAGTTATTCTGCTTCTGCAGTAAAAAGTTTAGCTCAAAATGCTGTTCAGTCTAACGGTAGGAATATGTGATGGCAAATTATAAATTAGATGCGGCTAACGAAGTTAGAAAATTTTTATGGGAAGAATTAAAGTCTCATGACATCTTTGATGCAGACGACTATTATTCTGACAATTTAAATGAAGCCATAGTGCCAATTCTGCCAGTTCAACAGCTCCCAGAAATGAATCAGTTTTTAAGCGGTAAAAAGCATATAATTTATGACAAGAGCGGGATGACTTATGAGGATAATTGGCTAGTATGTAGCGAACAAATGATGTTTACCCTGTATGCCGTAGACATTTCAGAGCTGAATGAAATGAGGAATTTTATAGTAGATTTGTTCAGAAGAGCAGACGAATCTGCCAGAGATATCAACAATTTCATAGGAAATAACAATAAATTTAGATTTCATACCTTTTATATAGCCGATATTACGCCAACTGGGCCTTCAGAAGAGGTTCAGGGCTTTCTTTCGTCAGACGTTATTATAGAAATGAAGTATTCTAGGGATGTTTCTGTCAGCGGCAGGTTTAATTAGCCTTGCTTTATGAAGCATTTTGGCCTATTATTATACATAGAGGAAACGCCTAGCCAGCATTGATTTACAATTTTTAAAATTCCAGGAGGTGGAAATAAAAAATGGCATTTGAAGCTAAGAATATTATCGTCGGAGCAGCACCACTGTTCCTTTCAAAGAAAGATTCAACAGATTCAACTTATGCAACTGTTCTCCCAGAAGGAGCAGCAGTAACAGCTAATACATCAATTTATGATGCAGATACTCGTGAGCTTAAAGGCGCAACATTGTCTGGAGCATATGCAAACGTTGGTTACACAAACAATGGTCTTCAGATTACATATAACCCAACATACGGTTCTGTGACTGTGGATCAGCTTCTTGATACAGCAAAACTTTTCAAGGAGTCTATGGAAGTTATGCTTGCAACTGAATTTACCGAAGCAACACTAGAAAACGTTCTTCGTGTATTTGGTCAGGGAGCATCAACTCTTTCAAACGATGCACTTGGTCTCGAAGCGGGAGCCTTGGGACAGGAGCCAACAGAGCGTCAGCTAATCGCTGTCGGTTTGGCACCACGTAACACAGCTAATAAGAAGCGTGAGCGTGTATATTATGCACGTCGTGTACTTTCAGTACAGCAATCACAATTTACATTGGCTCGTAACAATCCAACTGTATTTCCAGTAACCTTCCGTCTTCTTCCTGATGCAGCATATGCAGGGGCAGAATACGGTAAGATTATTGACCGTGTAATTGAAGCTTAATACAATTTAATAACAATTTAATAATATAACAGGCCCTCAGAAATGGGGGCCTCGTTATTTGCTTATGCTAGTATTTTTGCTATAATGATATGGAGTATCCAAGGAGGATAATTTTGGCAACAACAGTATATGACGTTCAAGAAATTGAATTGCAAAACGGATCAAAGGTAAAACTAAAACCCCTTACCATTAAAGAACTTAGAAAGTTCATGACTGTCATTCAGAAGACAGCAGATGTTACAGGAGAAGAAGACACTCTAAATATTTTAATTGAGGCTTGCGGAGTAGCTTTGGAAAAACAACTTCCAGAACTTGTTGCAAACAAAGATGCTTTTGAAGATGCGTTGGATGTTCCAACCATTAATCGCATTCTTGAAGTTTGTGGCGGAATGAAGATGGACGACCCAAATCTACTGGCGGCAGCAGTTCTAGCTGGTCAGAACTAGACTTAGCCGCCTTAGAAGCACAAGTTTTTTTATCTGGTAGATGGAAAAACTTTGAAGAACTAGAAGAAAATCTTTCAATGCCAGAACTTATACAATTGTTAAAGTCTATAAGTAAAAAGGAAGATGACAATAGAAGATTCCTAGCGTCTCTGCAGGGAATAAATCTAGGGGAGGATGAAGCAGAAGAGGATGAAAAATTACATCCAACTTTTGAAGAAATTCAAATGAGAGCGCAAGGCATCAACGGAATTAAAAATGACGTGATTGCACTTCGTGGAAATGCTGCTGCATCAAAAGGTTTCGGTATAAATCAAGGATTGGGGTATACCGAGGAGTAAATAAGTGGCTGAAAATATAAATACTAATATAACCGCCAATGCTGATTTTTCTGGTTTAATAAGTCAGATACATAAAGCAGTATCACAACTTACTCTTTTACAGCAAAAATTAGGTTCTTCAAACGTTGCATTAACGCAACAAATAAATGCAACAAATAATGCTTTTTCAGATATATTAAGAAAAAGCAATCAATTCAATACGCACTTTGTATCTTTAGCAAGTGACACAGAAAAATTTGGTAAAGCCCTAGATCAGGGTAAACTTAAATTAAAAGACTACTACCAACATTGGCAATCATACCATCGCCAAGCTGGCGGTATGATACGTGATCTCGCTAAACAACAAGTAGCATTACAAAATGCAATTGTTCAGCCAATGGGAAGAAATGCCCAGGGTCAAATGATGTTCGATGTGCATGTCCCAACTGGCATAAATGAATTAGCAAATAAGACAAAGCTTGCAAGAATGGAAATGTCTATTCTGAACAAGGTAATGTCTGATGGTGCTAATCAGCTTATAAATTGGGGTAAAAATACTCAATGGGCTGGTCGTCAGTTAACAGTAGGATTAACTGTGCCGATGGCAGCATTTGGCGCTGCAGCATCAAAAGCGTTTAGAGAAGCAGATCAAGAACTTACAAGACTTACAAAGGTCTATGGCGGCTTGGCTCCTACAGCAACTGCAGAGCTACAAAAGGTTAGAGAAGAAACTGTAAAAACAGCAAAAGAATTGTCTGCTGCATATGGAGTTTCATTTAAAGATACAATTGGTTTAGCAGCGGATATTGCAGCAACTGGTAAACAGGGCGATGAATTACTTGGATCTCTTAAAGAAACAACACGCCTATCAGTACTTGGTGAAGTTGATAGACAAGAAGCAATGAAAGCCACTCTCGCTATTCAAAATGCTTTTAAAGAAAACACAGATCAACTAGCTAATTCAATCAACTTTTTGAACGCTGTTGAAAACCAAACATCTACTACTTTACAGGATTTAGTAGAAGCAATTCCAAAAGCTGGTCCAGTTATAAAAGGTTTGGGCGGAAGCGTTAAAGATTTAGCACTTATGATGGTTGCCATGAAAGAAGGCGGAATAGATGCAGCACAAGGAGCTAACGCTCTTAAGTCTGCAATGGGTTCATTAATTAATCCAACTAAGGTTGCAGTTGCTCAGTTCTCTTCATTTGGCATTAATCTAAAACAAATTGTTGAAAGTAATGCTGGAAATATAACTGCAACAATATTAGAGTTGCAAAAAGCGATGGATAAATTAAACCCATTACAAAAACAACAGGCAATTGAAACTCTATTTGGTAAATACCAATTTGCGAGAATGGGTGCATTATTTGATAATCTGGGGCGAAAGGGATCTCAAACATTACAGGTAATAGATTTAATGAAAGCAAGTACCGACGAACTTGCAAATGTGGCTGGCCGAGAGTTGGCACAGGTAACAGAATCTGCTTCTGGTAGATACAGAAGAGCTTTAGAGTCACTAAAGGCTGACCTTGCAACTGTTGGAGAACAATTCTTAGATATTGCAACAAAGATAATAACATTTGGCGACAAGATGCTTAAAACATTTAATAGTTTGCCAGAACCAGTTAAAAAGTTTGTTGCTTTACTTGGAGGAATAACTGCTTTAGCTGGTCCAATTATTATGTTGACTGGTGTATTTGCAAACTTCTTAGGATATGTACTTAAAGGCTTTGCTGGCATTAGAGCTTTCTTTAGCCAAGCAAAAGGATTTAAATTATTAACTCCAGAAATGAAAGCTGCTTCAGAAGCAGGAACTTTAGTAGAAAAAACATTTTATTCGGATGCCGCTGCAGCAAAAGTATTAACAACAGCATTAACTGGTTTAAGACTAGAAATGCAACAAATAGCAGCATTATCAAGAGCAGGAACAATAAGTGCTGCTCCAGTTATCCGTGGTGCAGGAGAAGGGGTTGGAATAGCACAATATGATTTTGCACATTATAACCCTCAATCTAAGTTAAGCGAAGCAGATAGGTTAAAGCAAACCTTCCACACATCTGTTCCGCTTGACCCAATGACAAATAAAGCAATTGGAAGCAATCCACAAATGATGGCTATGCCAGGATCAAAAGTTCCAACAGTTCCTGGACTTACAATGATCAATGGTGCAAGCACAGCAATAAATGCTTCAGAAGCAGCAAGATGGCATACAATGATGACTGCTATGGCAATGCGTTCTAAATCTGAAATGGCAAACATTGAAAGAATTATTGATACAACTGGTAAACTTCCAGCAGAATTTTTAAATGATTTTAATGTAATACTTCCTAAAATGGAAGCAATTACACAAACTGCAGCTCAATCTTCTGCACGAGTTGCAGCAGCAGCAGAAAGAGGAATTATATCTGTTGAAAGAGCTCAAGCTGCATTAACAGCAATTAATGCAAAAATGATTGAAAGAATGAATGCTCTTTCGGTAGCATCTGGAGTCCCAATTGATAAAATGACATTGGTTCCAGGAACTAATACGACTATAGCCACAGGAAACGCTATTGATAAAAATCAAGAATACAACATGAGATCCGCTTTGCGTTCTGGAGAAGGAAGAGCTGGATCTATTACAAGCAAAATAGCTAGAGCAGTTGGATCATCTGTAAGAAGAATTAAATTTGCAGGTGGAGTAACTGCTTTAGGAAAGTTTTTGCCTAAATTTACAAATATGAAAAAAGCAAAACAAGCTGCAGAAATGCTCAGAAGATTTGCTGAAGAATCAAGAAAGTTTAGCGGAACTAGAACTCCTAATTTAAGACCTGGTAGCACAAGTGGTTCTTCTACAAATACTACAGCAGAGGCAGATGTAGCGGCAGCTTATGGAAAACTTGCACGTAGAAAAAATAAAATTTGGGAAGATCCATGGCTAAAAGAAGCTGGTATGACTCCAACATCAGGAGACGATTATTTAGTACATGCATACGGCCCAGGCTATGCTGCCAGAACAAAGGGTCTTGAGTTTAGTAAAAATGCTGCAAGAGTTCCTGCTGATAGATTATCAGAATTTGGTTTGGGACATGTCACTACAAAAGCTCCATATTTAGAAGTATTGCCATCACAATTTATAAAAAATAAAAAAGCTTTCAATGAAGTTTTTGGTACTACAAAATCTGTACAGGATGCATTTAGAAGAGTAGAAGCTGAAGACATGGTTAGCCTTATGCTTTTCTTAAAGTCTCAAGGCGTTAAACCTCATACTGCAAAAGAGTTAGCAGGACGTGCTGCAGATCTTCTTAATAAACAAATGAAAGCATGGGGAAATAAACCTATGACAGAGGCTGATTTTGGTAAAATGTTAAATCAAGTTTCTGTTAGAGCGATAAGAAGTGGTTTCCACCCAAGGATGAGAGAAGTAATTAATCCATTTGGATATGATGCACATACAAAAAGACGTGGATATGAAGCAATGCCATATCAAGGTGGAGTTACTAAACTTCCAGGATATGGCGGCGGAGATACAATTCCAGCTTTGCTTGAACCAGGAGAATCTGTTATAACAAAAACAGCAACTGCTGCCAATGAAGGTGCAATTGCATTTATGAATGCTGGAGGAAAAATTCCAGGATTTGCTTTTGGCGTAACTAAAGTTGGCGCAAAGGTACGTGCTGCAAGAGCCGCTAGACAAGAAAATCTTGCTGCAAATCCATATTATCAGCCAATGGGAATTGGAGCAAACATTGGAGCTTCAATTGGTGGAGGAATAGTTGGAAAAATGACTGGACTTCCAGGCGGAGAACTTATAGGGTCTTTAATTGGTCCTGCTGTTCTTTCTAGAATTATTGGTGTTTCAAAAGCTTTAGCTCAAGGAATTAAAACTGGAGCAGGCTTTGTAAATATTATAAAGAATATGTCTATGGCTTTAAGATTAACTCCATGGGGACTTGCTGCAACTGGAGTTGCAATGCTTGGGCTTAAAATATTTAATATGTGGAAAACTGCAAAAGCACAATCAGATGCCGCAGCACAATCATTTAAAGCAAATGAAAAAATTGCTGGCCAACTTGGAATTAAATACACAACTCTTTCTGGTAAAATTAAAGCGGCACAGGAAGATGCAAAGAGACAAAAAGCCATCCTTGATGCCGTGCTTGAAACAAATAGAAAGGCTGGCGGCACAGGCGGACTTTCAATAACAATTAAAGAGTTAAAAGATCTTCAGGACAAGGCAAAGAAAACACAACCAGATGTCATTAAACTATTTGATGCTATGGATAGAAAAGATGTTGTTGCAAATGCAGCGGCATTAAAAGCGCAAATGGTTGCAAGCGGCATAGCTGCTGAAGATGCAACTAAGCAAATATTTGCAATTATGACTCAGTCAAATAAGGCTGGGCAAGCAGTTGCTGCAATATCTTCTAAACCATTTATGGAAATAAAAGACAAGGTTTCTGCTGCAACAGTTTCGGTAAATACATTCAATAAGGCGTTAGGCATTTATGGCATTAATGGAAACGAGTTAGCGGCAGCTTTTGAAGGATCAATGGATGCAATTGATTCTTATTATAATAGTCTTGTTGGAACAAAAGATGAGACTGGAAAGATTATTACTGAAACAGAAGCATTAAAGATGACCATGGATAAATTAAATGGTTCCGCTTCTACCAATAGACAGCTAGGACAGTACAATCTTGATTTAATATTAAAACAAAAACCAGAATTAAAAGGCATACTATCTGCAACAGATTCAACAGCAGATGCATATGCCAAGATTAAACTTTATACTTCTGGAGTAGTAGATGATTTAAGTAAGATTAGCGGTCTACAAGCTCAAGCAATGTTGGCAGTACAAAATGCTTTAAATCAATCAGCAACAGGATTGACAACGGATGTAGAAGGTAATAAGAGTCCATTAGCTGCACTAGCTAAACTTGGTTCTGCTGCAGCAAAAGCTGCAGCAGCCTCAGCAGCCGCATCTTCTAGAGCTTCTCAGGCTGCACAAAGAGATATTGATAAAGAGTCTAAAGCAATTGATAAAAAGATTGCTGCAATTAAAAAAGAAGCAGATGCTAGAAAGAAAGCTTTACAGGTACAACAAGATGCTGCTGATGTTGGATTACAAATTCAAGAAGCACAACTTAAATATCAAAATGCTATAGCAACTGGTAACATGACAGAGGCAGCCAGTGCCCAGCTTGAAATACAAAGACTTACATCAGCTCATCAGACAAAACTTGCACAAGAAGCTATTGAAAATAAAGCAGATAAAGATACTGAAGCTTTGCAGGCTAAAAAAGAAGGACTAGCGGACTCTTTAGCTGCTGCACAAAAAGCAGCTGCCGCTGCTGCAAAGAAAGCGGCTGATACTGCAGCAACTTCAGATAGCATTAAAACAATTCAATCTACAATTGCTACAATTATAACAAATGCTGGTCTGACGACAGATAAAAATAAAATTGAAGCATACGGATATCAATTAAAAGATCAGCTTGAGGCATTAAGAAAGCTTGGCAAAGAAGGTGTAGCAGCAGCAAATGCTATTGCTCCAGCACCTACTACAGCATATGAAGGTTCGCAATTAGTTACTAAGACTCCAGACTATAGCAAGATTGTTTCAGATTTAGCTAAAAAGAATATTGAAGCAGCAGCCGCTACTGGTAAATTTACTGGATCAGTTGAAGAATTTAAAAAAGCAGTTGCTGATTTTGCAAGAGAAGCTGGCGGAGGAAAAACTAAATCTTCTGCAATTCAAGTTGGATATAATGCAAAGTATAAATTAGATGCAAATAAAACAAATATTTTAGACAATGATTCCAAAAAGGCTATTGTAAAAGATTATGGATTTAAAGCAGGAGAATTTTTTGAATATAATGGAAGGGTATATAGAGTAAAAAGTTCAACAGATATTGTTGCTCAAAATTATTCTGACGGCGGTACAGTTTTTGGTGCAGGAACTGCAACTTCTGATTCAATTCCAGCTATGTTATCAAATGGAGAATATGTAGTTAGAGCTTCTGCTGTTCAAAAATATGGGACAGCAACAATGGATGCAATAAATTCAATGAAGTATGCTACTGGCGGAATGATATCTTCATATGGTAACATTAATAGGTATTCCACAGGCGGAAGATTAAAATATCATGATGGTGGAATGGCTGGAAATGCTATAGGAACAAACGTTGTTATTAATAACGATATTCAAGTAAATGGAACTAATTTAAGTGGCGAAGAAATTGCAAGAGCAATTATGATTGAACAAAATCGTCAGATTTCAATGTCTGGAAAGAGTAGGAGCTATTAATGCCAACAGTATATTTACCTCAAGGGTCTTTGCTATATTTTGACATATCTACAACAAGTACTCCAGACTGGAAAAAGATTTCAGAACATAACAGGTCCGCCCTTGCCCTAGATACACAAAGATTTGAAAAGGTTCAGAGAATGTCTAATGGAACCCTGAGAAAGATATTTATTGCAGATAAGAAAACATTTTCTACTTCATGGAATATGATTCCTTCATATAGCACAATGACTTTAGATGGCGGATGGGGAGCAGAAGATATTAGATCCTTTTATCATGGGATAGGTCAAAAAACATTTAAAATAAAAATTGCATATAGTGCCACAAGAACAGAAGAGTTTGTAGTCTCATTTACATCTGCTAATTTTAACATTTTAAAAAGAAATGTTAAGGCTAAAACATCTGATTCAGCACAAGAGTTTTGGGATGTAAATATTTCACTGGAAGAAGTATAATGATTCAAATATCTTCATTAGAAGCAGTTAAGGACATTTTTAAAAAGAATTCTTCTATTAAAATGGGCGTGGGCGCAACCATGTCTATTAATGTTAATAGCATGGTTACATTTTCTGAAAGTTCAATAACTGGAACTCCATACCAAACCATAAACGGACGTCAACCATTTAAAAAATTGTTTCCATTAGATACAATTGTTAGACCATATAGGCCCCAATTAGCAGGAATTAAATACGGAATTTCTGGTGATGTTGCTACTAAAACTTATGCAGATCCAAGATCAGTTGATTATAAGCCAGAATCTCAATCTGGAAATGTTGTTAAGTATAGAACTTATTATCCAGGAAATTCTGTATATTATAAGTATTGGTTAACTCCTCAAGGTGAAGCTGCCTCAATAAATATTACATATCCTAAAACGGTTTATGCAAATAAAGTTGTTGTCAAGTTTGAGATATCACATGCTAAACCATCAGCTTGGTCTTTAAATATTGGAGGCAAAACTGCAAGTGGTAGTTCTTTAGACATAGGATCTTTTACAAGCACATCTTATGATGCTGGAGTTTTAACTCTTTATTATAATGGTACTTCCTGGTCAACAAATAAAAATGATTTAAATTTAAATCAATATCATTCGTTTACTTCGCTATCTTTAAATGCTACAAATCCTGGCGGTTATATTGGAGTTATTGAAGTAGCTCCACATATAGTTAGAGACTTAACTCCATATATAGTAGATTTTGATTTAAGAAAAGAGTCTAGTGCAAGCACAGAAGGACTTGTTCCAGTTGGAAACATTACTGCTAATTCTCTTTCTCTTAACCTAAATTGTTATAAAGATAAAGTTGAAGGAAACTCAATAACTTTTAAGTCCTACTTAAAAACAGATGTAATTGATTTAAACAATATGTATTTGTATAAAAATGCAGAAGTTGATTTATTTATTAAGGTTTATGATTCTGCTGGAGAATCAGAAGATATTGCGGGCAAATATTATAAAGTTCCACAAGGACTATTCTATCTAGATTCTTGGGACATATCTGAATTTGGAGATGTATCTTTAAACATGTTAGATTCTGCAAAGGTTCTTCAAGATACTTTATCCCCAGACCTTCTATGTGAAAACTATTCTTCCGTTGCAATTATTAGAAGAATGTTAGATTCGGTTGGGTTTACTAAATACAATTTTAATTATGTTCAAAATGATAATTCAATCATATCTCCAAATTATTGGTGGTCAGATAGCACAGCAACGGTATGGGAAAATCTTCAATCTTTATGTAGAGACTCTCAAATGAGTGCCTTTGTAGATGAATTTGGTGTGTTACAGTTCTATACAAGGGAATATCTATTTGGAACAAAGTCTTCTGTTTGGACATTTAGATATGATCCATTAAAAGATGCACAAAATAATATAACTGAACAGTCTAATATAATTCAATTAAGCAAAGTTGATTTACCATCTTCAAATCAAGTTAAGGTTGTTTACTACAGCACTGTAACATCCTCATACGAACAAAGTAGTGCTCCGCTGTGGTCTTCTGGAAATTCCTGGCTTGCCGCCGCATCTCTTAGCGAAAATCTTTTATCCAATGAGGTTCCTACAGAAAACAATAAAGTTTATTTATCTTTAACTCCAATCACTATAAATACTTTATCTCAAGAACAAATTGTATACAGCTTTGCTGGACATTTCCTATTGGGATCAGAAATAATAGAATACGATGCAATTGAGTATCAGTATACAGATATTTCAACTGGAAGTTCTGTAAAGGTTGATGTTACTGGAGAATCAGATTTGTTAAAATATAGAGGCAAGGCTTTAATAATTCAACAAGGTCCAAAGATGTCGACAACATTTATTCCTAGTGGTAGATATAGAATTAAAAAAAGAGGAGCCTTTGGAACTACCCCACAAAATCATTTAGTTAATGCTCAAAATGAAATTTCTGGGTGGAATGGAAAAGTAGGGGCGGTGTGGAAGTAAATGTTGCCACCAGAGGATAGAGAGCCAGGTACACAGCCAAATGGACTTCCGTGGCCTTCAGGATCACCACAAGCAGAGGCTGCAGGTTCTGCTGGAAATGATTCGCTTAAAGCAATTGGAGTTGTAGACGCAAGTAATGAAAAGTATGACGGTGTAGAAGTTTTATCGTATACTTTAAACAAAGAATTTACAGTTGAAAAGTCTTTGTTGACAATAAATACTGACCAAAGCGACAATACAGTTTCAATTATTAGCAAAGATTCTGGAATGTCAACAACGGGATCATACTATGCTTTTGGAACCACCATGTTTTTTAAACCAACATTAGAAGATTTAAAGCAAAATGCTGGCATAGGATTCTTTTTGTCTGGGGAAGGTTCTACTGGATACTATGTTCAAATTAGAACCACTTCAACAGCAGCTGCTCAGGGTGGTAATGAGTTTAAATTTTTAAAAATTAAAAATGGAAATATGACAGCCTTAGAAGATTCTCAAGGAGTTTCTGATGCAGCTAAATTAACTGCTGTTTATTCTGGGTCATCATATAAAATTGATGTTTATGTAAAAGTTTCCGCAAATAGAGTAGACTTAATTGGATATGTAAATGGATTTAAAATTACAGCATCTGACACTGGAACAAAATATGGTAACACAACAACTCCAAAACTTTCAACAACAAGTAATATTGGACTGTATGCAAGAAGAGGTACCGTAGCTTTTGACTATGTATATGCAATTCCAATTACTAAAGACCAATACGATAGCGCTGAACTTTTTAATGTTTATAAAAGACAGTTTGCTAATACTGCCGTAACCACTTCTTATGGAGATGTTTTTATATCTGGATTGGAAAAGGTAGAACAAAATTCAAATGGATACATAGAAGAATTTGGTCCAGTTGCTAGAGAAATAAGAAGCATTAAAATTAGATATGATGCTGCACCAGCATATCCAAAGTATCCAACTACTGGAGTTAATCAGGCAGTTTCAATTGTTGCTTCTAATCTATCTACGTTTACTGGAGAGGTTTATGTGTTAAATAATGCGGGAACTTATATTCCGTTAGATGATTCAGCAGGAACATCTTTTGCAATTATTGGTAACAGCGTTATTCAGTCAAGCCCTTTAACCTATACAGAAGATCCAACAGACCCATACTCTCCAACAGAACCAGTTTCCTTTGATTCTCAATGGATACAAAGAGCTGATGACGCTAAAAATCTTTATGATTGGATTGTAAATCAATGGAAAAATAAACAAATGGTTATTAAAGTAGATACATTCGCAAACCCTTTAATTTCAGTAGGAGATGTTATATCTGCAAAACACGAATACCTTGGAGTTACAGATAATATAAAATTTGTTGTTACAAACGTTAATCAATCTTGGGGGGATGGACTAAGTACTCAAATAGTCGCTAGATCAATTTATAGTTGACCAAATGGTATAATAAAAAAATGGCAAAAGATAATATTGCAACGAATGAAGTTAGTAAAAATGCTCCTATATTTTTAGCTGTTGGACAATACGAGCTTGCAGACCTAGATCCTTTATTTGCTAGAATTCTAGGTTCTGGTAAATTTAGTGGCTATGGAGCCGCAGGACTTTTTGGTTCTGGAGATGGTTTAGGTAATTGGGGAGGCAGCAGTGGAACTGGTACGGGAACTGGAACGGGAACTGGTACGGGAACTGGAACGGGTCCTGGAGGAACATTAACTGTCCCACAAGGTCCAGGCAAACCATTCTTTCCAGAAGTTACTTTAACATTTGATTACCCAGCTCCAGATTTATCAAGCATTGAAATTTATAAACAAGAAATGAATTATAGTACAAATCCGCCAACAGTAGATATTACTTTTAGAGTAAGAAATACAACTGGGTATCCAGTGGTTGGTTTAAATGCAAAGGTGCCAAAACAATGATAACTAAATTTGGAAGAAGATTTATAGCTCAATACTTAGCTGGACAAACATCTTTTCCAGCCCAAGATCTTGCGGTTGGGATAGATAGTACTCCTACAAATGTAAATGGAAACGATACAAGGCTTGGTTTTGAGTTTTATAGAATTCCTATAACATTGGGAACAATTGATATTCAAACTGATCAAAATGGTAACAGCACATATGCGGTAGTTTATAAAACTACTTTGCCACAAGATGTTGCTGGCAAAATAAAAGAGATAGGATTGTATCCTTCTTCAAGATTATCAGTTAATAATTATGATAGCAAATTTATTTCAGATTTTGAAAACAATTTGCTTTGGACAGATTCAAATGGGAACAATCCAGAATTGGTTACAAGTCCATCGGCAAGAATTGGTGCTACTTTAGCTAAATGCAATGTTGTAAGTTCTCAAACAAGAGAATTTATAACAAAAATTAATTCCTTAGATATGTCTGGATACAGCGCAAATGACACGCTTACATTTGCATTAAATCAATCAGACATAAATTTAAATTCAATAAAGATTAAATTTTATAGCTCAGATACATCCTATTCCTACATTAACTTTACTTCATTGTCTGGAACTGGAGAAAAAATCTTATCAGCTAATTTGTCTCAAATTCAAACATTTGGAAGCCCAGATGTTTCATCAATAAACAAAGTTGGTGTAGAAGTGGTTGCAAAAAATACTGGAGATACCGTAGTTTATTTTGATGGAATACGAATAAATGATGAAGACACATTTGATCCTAGATTTGGCCTAATTGCTCGTTCTGTTTTAAGCGAAACATTAGACAAAAAAGCTGGAAGGCCAGCTGATATTGAATTTAGATTAGGAATTAATTTCTAATGGCAGATCCAAATGTTCTAATTCCAGCAGATCTTAACTTTAATGGCTATCCAGATCCCAGCGATAAAAATTATTGGGACGTAAAGATAACTGGATTAAAACCAAATACTGGCTACGGAATACAATTCCAATGGGTATTTGAAGGTGGAAAGCTTGGCCTTTGGTCTGCAACAAGATATATTTTAACTAATGCAGTTCCAGCTCCAGGTGAACCAGAATTATCTTTAAGCAATGTTCAAGGTGGACAAGGTGTAATTAAAGTTACATGGAGTGGAAAAGATTCTGGTGGAAATACAATTCCAAATGTTAAACGTGTCAACATTCATATATCTGGCGGAAAGTTTGGGGATGGATCTACTCCAGCAGATTATTTTTTAGAGCCTGGAACCAAAATAATTGCAGCAGAAGCTGGCGTTTATATGGTTCAGTTAAAAGCTTTAGCTGCAGATGAAAAAACATATTCGGTATTTAGTCAAGTAAGAACAGTTACAGTTACTGGAACTTCTGTAATTGTAGAAACCCCAACTCTTCCAACTGGTCTATCCGTTTCTCAAAGTGCTTTTGCGGTTGCTGTTAACTGGGGAGGAACATATTCTGGAAATAATTTTGAAGGATTTAAATCAATAGATGTTCATGTAAGCGGATCCGATCTTGGAGCAACGACTACTTCTGGATTTAGTGCATCAACTCAAGTAGCAACGTTAACTGTTAATTCAACTACAAACAGACAAAATGTTGGGCTAGATAATTTAAGAGTTGCTTTAGGCTTAGCTTCAAATAATGATGCTTATACTGCGCCAATGTTTTTTTATTACATTGCAAGAAACTCTAAAGACGAATTGTATAGTGTAAATGGAAATCCAACTTACACTAGAATAAACTCTACTTCAGTTAATCCTAAAAAAGCTAATTTAATAGATTTAGAAAACGGATTAATATCTATTCAAAATCTTGTTGCTGGTAATGGCCAGTTTGCTTCTTGGCTACGTGCAGGCGGAGATGGCGGAGCAAGGATAGAATTAAGTGGAACAGATACAACAACTCCATCAGGATCAAGCTATCCAGTTAAAAAGGGTTTGGTTGCATATTCTACTGGCAATGTAGAAATATTTAATTTAGATATTGGAACTTCTCCAAAACTTACAATTAGGGGAGATGGGGAATTTAGCGGTAGCCTTGCAATTGGTGCTGGAAATAATATTTTTAAGGCTGAACCAAATGCTGGTTCAAGTGTAAGAGGAATTTGGCTCGGACACGCTGATTTTGGTTCTGCCCCATTTAGCGTTGCCAACACTGGAATTATAAAAGCAGAGTCTGGAACAGTAGGTGGACTTACTCTTTCAGCTCAATCAATTGGAAATACTGGAAATACTTTTAAAATTGATAAAGACGGAATAATAACTTTAGGTGCAACTAGTGGAAATCATATAAGAATTGCTTCTGATGGAACTGAAGCTGGAATTTATCATAAACTAAATAATAATACTGTTGGAAATTTTAAAATAACAACTTCAGGAACTATGCAATTAGGCAATGACATTGGAACTCAAAACTTTTTAACTTGGAATGGCAACTCTTTAACCATGCGAGGAAATATTGAAATTATTGGTGGAGTTACAAAGCAAGCAATTGATGAAGCGGCTCAAAAAGCACAACAAGCAAAAGATGCACAAGAAGGTTTTGCAGGATCTCTTGCAGGACTATCGATTACTGTTAGCGGAAATACAAGTAGTATTGGTCAATTAAATACATTTAAAGAAGGTGTAGCGGATCCAAATACAAACTATACCACTATTAATGGTGGTAAAATATCAACTGGAGTTATAGCTTCAAATGCACAACTTGGAGGTCTTCCGTATACAGCAATAGATTTAGATTCAGGAGACCTCTATCTTGCTGGAGGTGCATTAACATTTGATTCAAATCCATTAAATAATTCGTTTATTATGACAATTGGAAATATGAAAATTGGTAGAAATTTATTTCCTTCAAGTGGCACAAGTACTGAAGGTATATGGATTAATACTACAAATTATTGGCAAAGCGATGGAAAATTTGCTCTTGGGGATAATATACTTTCATTTGGCGGAGGAACAGCTGTAAGAGGGAATCCTCTTTTTATTAATAGTGGATATATAAGATTTACTAATTTTACTAATTCTATTTTAGAAAGTGATGGAAATAATTATGCTGGAGATAATACTGTAGTATTAAATACCAGTGGAGAATTAACTAGAGGTAGAGCTTTTTATTATGGATCTACAACAACTCCAACATCTGCAAATACTTCAAGACAGGTCTACGATTCCTATACTGGAGGTTATGTAAGTGTAGCTTTTAGGGCAGGAGATATATGGATGACGGTGGATTAATATGGGCATGTATAGAAAAACAGATCCAGACACAGCATCTGGTGCAGCCAGTAATTATACAGATTCTGGTAAAAATTGGAGAAAGCATTCAAATTTTTTTAGAAAAACAAATGATAATGAGACTGCATCTTTAACTGCAGTACCAGGAAGATATACAGATAATACTAGAACTTGGAGAAGAATAAATTCTTTATGGATGTATAATTTTTGGTACGATTCATTATCTTGGGGATGGAAAAGAATACATTATAAAAATGCTAACGTACCATATGCAACAACTGCACCAACGCTTAGATACAATTCTTATAATGGCAAAATAATAGATACTTATGAAACTGATGCGGTAGCATGGTGGGCATCAGATCCTTACCAGCCTCAATGGGCTCAAATGGGTCCAGGTCCAGCAGGAATTGGTCAAGATGTATGGTATTTAGACAGCAATGGTAATCAAGTTGGATCATCAACTCCAACATTTTTATGGGGAAAAGATGGGGTATGGTTTAATTCTTCTACTGCAACAACTGATGGAACAATTGTTTATAATAGCGAATTTGCTACGCCAGAACTTGCTGCATATTCTTATGATGACGAAGGAAACTATAATGGCGACAAGTTAAGAAATTCTCAAGCGGTGCTAGAAGCATATGATAGATATTATATTTGGTACAAGGTAAGCAAAAGTCGTACAGTTGGAGGAAATACATTAACTGGACAAGCATTTAGTCAGGCGGTATATATTACCAGACAAGAACCTGTAGTAACATCTTTTGTAATGCAATCTCCAGAAACAGTTGCAGTAGGTACCGCAAAAACTGTAACATTTAATATTAGAAATGAATGGTGGAGAAAGGCAAGTCAAACACAATCATATATTGAGTGGCACGAACTTGATACACCTACACAAACTCCAACATACTCTACTTTAAAAAAATCAGATTTATTATATCTAACAACAATAACAACAGAAAATTCTACCTCTTTACAAGGATCGTACTCTTACACGCCAGTAGGCGTTGGTAAATACGTGCTTGCTAAACTTGTTGTAAAAAATAGTTATACAGATAAACCTCCAGTAACCGATATAGTTAGAACTCAAATAACTTCTGTTGCAACTGCAGCAACAAGTGGTCCATTTACAATTAGTGGTGTAACTAAAAATTATCCATCTTATGATTCCACTTATGGATACCAAAGATCTGTATCTGTTAACATAGGTCAATCTGCAAATGCAACAAAATATGAAGTACAGATAGAAGGGCAATATCCGTTTGATGGTAGCGGGTATGGAGGAGGATCCTATTCCACATGGACTGTTTTACAAAGTTATGCTAGTGCTCCTTATGTAAACGAGTCTAGTCGTTCTGGAGGAATATTAACATATTCAAAAAATGTTGCAGATTATCAATTTTATAGGGTTACAGTAAGAGCAAGTGTTGACGGAAATAGTGCTACTTATGCATATAGTAATAATGGAACAAGTAGTACTCCATCTTATGTTTATGCAGAAGGATTTGGCCCATCTACACCTTATATTTCAAACATAACCACCAGTTCTAATACAATTGGAACATACATTAATTTTGATGTAAGTTTATCAAGTGAGGGAAGTAATAGATTATCTTATTGGCAATACTCAATGGATGGCGGATATAGCTGGAATACCCCAAGCGGTTATGATTACATAGCGTTTAATGGAGCAAGGTTTTATGTGTCTTCTGGAACATATTATTCTTTTATGATTAGGGCAAATAATATGGATGGATTTACATCTTCATCTAGTAATCAGCTTTCAATAACATCTTTTCAAAAACCAGGAGACCCTACAAATGTTGTTTTCCATACGTACAACAATTATGAAGGAACAATATACTTTACGACTGGAAGTAATACTCAATCAGTTCAGTACTATTTAGATTATGAATCTGGACTACAATATGAAAGCAAAGATACTTATATAAATATTGGTTCTAACGATTATGGAAGTATGACAATTTCTGGAATGTCTTCTCTTAGCAGATCTTATACGCCGTACCTTCTTGCTTATTCTGGTACAAATAAAACTGGTGGACAAGGAAACTCTTTATCATATTCACCTAGATCTTTAAATGGTACAAATAAACCAACGGCAACTTTTAGTGGTACTCCTACAGTTTCTAATCAAAGGACCGTAACAGCTTCTTGGACGGGCGGAGGAGCAGCAAACGAATATTATGTTCAGCTTTATGATTACTATGGAGGTTATGTTGTAGCCTCAACAACCACAACTTCAACTTCAGCATCTTTTGGACCATCAGATGGAACCGATTATGCAAAAACATATTATTTCTTTATTACGCCAAGATATAGATATGCTGGAAGCATTTATACTGATGGACAACCAGCGGCGTCTAGTAACGTTACAACATATGCAAATTTGACTGCTCCCACAATTACTGATGTTCAAACATCTGATGGTAATAATTGGACAATTACTGTAAGTGGTGGAGGGCCATACTATCAAGTTTATTGGTTATCATCAACCCCTGGCCCATCAAATACACTAACCAATTATGATGCCGCAAGTACATCTACTACAATTTCTGAAACTTATTCAACTACAGGAAGCGTTTATTGGTGGGCCAGATCTTCTACAGAAAATAGAGGAAATACAACAACTAGTGGTAATGCAACAATTGGAACATTTTCAGACTGGTCTTCATATTATTTGGCGCATCAAGTTACGTATAATTATAATGGCGGGTCTGGAAGTACTTCTAGAGCAACAGTAAAAGATTCAACATACACACAATTACCAACCCCAAATAATAGATCAGGATATACATTTAATGGCTGGTATACAGCATCTTCAGGAGGCACCTATCTTGGAGGAAGTGGAAGTTATGTATATATAACTTCAACCCAAACAATATATGCCCAATGGACTTTAAACCTTTCTTCTCCAACAATTTCAAGTGTTACTTTTAATTCATCTAATAATACATGGACTGTTAATTATTCTGGAGGATCTGGTCCATACTATCACATATGGTATCAAACAACTTCATCAACAACTACAGTGCCATCTTTATCTGGTACTAAAAATAGTGTTGCAGATCAAACTTCTAGCTCTGCTTCTTCAACAGATAAAGTTTTGTCTCCATCAGCTGGATACGCATATTATTGGTGGGTGAGATCATCAACTACGTTAAATGGAACTGGTGATGGAGTTGTAAGCGATTGGAATGGTCCAGTAACAATGTCCCCAATGAATACATCTGCCCCTACATTATCTGGAACAACAAAAGTTGGACAGACACTCACATTTGGTGTTGGCTCGTGGGTTAATGCTACGTATTACGATCTTGAATTATATAGAGGAACCGCAGGAGTTATTACGTCTGAAACACAGTCAAAAGATGCTGGAAATTCAACAAGCAGCACTTATGTTATTCCTTCTTCAGATTTTACAGATCCCAATAATAGAAAGTATTATAGATCGTTTGCTAAAGGATTTAATCCATCATATACAAACACCTCATTTGTTGCTGGTACTGAACTTGGACCACTTGTAAACCTTACCTTGTATACAATTTCATTTGATAGCAAGGGTGGTTCTGCTGTATCTGATTTAACTCAGTCTACAGAAGGTGGGTCAATTGCAAAGCCATCAGATCCAACATTGAGTGGTCAAAATTTTGGTGGCTGGTCTACAACCAATGGCGGTACCACAGCGGTATCTTGGCCAAGAACTCCATCCTCAAATGAAACACTATATGCTATTTGGACTTCAGCAGCATCATATTCTATTACATATAATGGAAATGGAAACACTGGTGGAAGTACTACAGCAACAACTGGTAATGGTTCTGTTACTGTAAGAGCAAACGGGTTTACGAGAACAAATTGTACATTTTCAAGTTGGAATACTTCAGCGGATGGTAGTGGAACAACCTACTCACCTAATGATAGTTATAATTTAACAGCCAACGTTACCTTCTATGCTATCTGGACTGCTGTTACAAACTCAGCTACTGCACCTACTGGATTTAAATTTGATGGAAATAACCTTCCAACTTCGGGAAGAAAACGATGGTCTTGGACTGGTGTTGGAACAGTTACTGGTGGAACAGCAACTGGTATTAGGGTACAGATAAGTTCAACAAGTTCTACTTCTGGATTTTCCATAGCAACTGGCTCACCACTCGCTCTAACTGCAAGATCTTATGATATTGCAGTTAGCCCAGTTACCAGTGCCAGATGGTTAAGAATAGCAATGGAGTATACTGATGGTCTTGGAGTAACTAGGGTTGGAACATATACAAGTGCACTATAAGGAGAAAATATGATAACAAAAGATGATAAAATACAAATTGTGAATAATAAAATAAGCATACTTGAGGGTGTGATTTATAATTTAGACATTGAGATGGCTGCAGAATCAGCCAAATCTAATCCAAATAATGAACATATTGAAAATCTTTTATCTGAAAAAAACGACAATTTACTAGCGTTAAACGCTATTAATGAGATCCTAGACATTCTAGTTTTAGAATGATATAATATGAAAGGAGGAAACAATGACAGAAACAACAGAAACACTGCTTACCACTGAGGATAAGCATGCTATTTTAAATCAACATATTAAAAGCCTAGAATATAATATATATGGTCTTGAGCTTGACCTTATGGTTGAGAATGCTGGAACACCAGATCCAGATAGAGTTACATCTATTAATGCACAGATATCAACTGCTAATGCAAAAAGAGATGTACTGGTTGCAGAACGAGCAGAAGTATTAGGATTGTAGGATACAATGGCTGAAAAAGCAGAATTAATAATTACAGCACTGCAACAAAGAATGGGTGAAATAGTAGCAAACTATGAAACTCAAATTGCAGTATTGAGAGCAGAAATAACTATTCTTATGGAGCAGTCAAAGAAGCAGGATGCCCTTGCGGAATATGCAAATTCATTAGAAGAAAAAATTAGTGGGGTAGAGTAAAATGGCAGATACAAGTTTTAATTTTGAAGATGGGGCACCAATTTCTGCTTCAGAGTTAAGAAAACTTGTCGAGTATATTAACAAGGTAAATGCACAGGCCATATCCTTGCCAAGTCAGTTTGGTACTTTAGCTGATAAAGCTATTGCACAAAAAATGACTGCTGGATCTGTTTCTGTTCCAAGCCTAAGTTTAACGGCAGCAAAAGAAGTGCCAATTGTATTTACCCCACCACTTACTTCGGTTCCAGCAGGAGTCCAATTAACTGTAGAGACAAGTTCTGTTGACTCAGAAATAATTGTTTTTTTGAAAGCAAATACTGCAACTTCTACAGGATGCACTGCAGTTTTAACCAGAGCCGCTAACGCTATTGGAAAATCTATAACAAGCCCAGGTTCTGTAAAAATACATTATTTTGCCATAGCAAAATCTTCTTGACAAAATATAAAGTAATAGTAAAATTATACAACCAAAGTCACTGACGTGACTTTTTTCATGTTAGGATTTAAATGACAAATGATTTAAAATGGATGCTGTCGTCAGACCAGCAGTTCCCTTATCAAGATGATAAGATGATTGAATTATGGTTTAAGGTTTTAAAATGGTTTAAGCCAGATGTAGTAGACTATTTAGGTGACACAGACGATCAGGCATGCTATAGCAAATATACTGAAGGTCGTTCAGCAGAGTTTTTAAATCTTCACAAAACAGACAGCGCTGACCTTATTGTTCCTATGATGAGACACGAAGCTAAAGGTGCAAGAGATTTTTATGCTAAGACTCGTGAGATGCTTCCAGACGCACAATTATTTTCTGCATTAGGAAACCATGACATACGTATCTTTGATTATATAGATAAAAAACTTCCAGAGTATGCAGCACAAGTAACACCAGAAGCGCTATGGTCTTTGGATTCATTAGGGTATGAATATATTTATTATAACGAACTCCCTAAGCGCCGTTTTGGCGATATACATGTTCATCATGGAATTTCTATTGCCGCAACTGGGTCAGTTCGCAAGGATATGGAAGATCTTCAAGTTTCATTAATACGTGGTCATTCACATAGAATTGCATCACATTTAGTTACATATGAATTAAGAAACAATGGAGAAGGAGAAACTCTTCGTGGTTATGAAATTGGACATATGTGTGATGAAAAGGGTCCAGGCATGAAGTATACCCAACATCACGATTGGCAAAAAGGATTTGCAATTGCACATATTGTCAACGATTATCCTCATATTCAAATGATTCACGTAGCACCAGATTATTCATGTGTTGTAGATGGGAAAGTATTTAAACTATGATGCATTGTAGAAGATGTGGCGGACGAGTTTTTATAGATAGAGTCTTTTCACAAAAACTACATATTGAATTGTATTGTCTGCTTTGTGGAAGACGTTGGATGATTAATAAAGAAATGAGTATATTTGGAAGATGGCTAGACGAAAAAGAGCTAGAACAAAGAAAAACTTTCGGTATTTCTTCTTAAATGAAAAATTACATAAAGTTTTAAAATCTTCTAGAGTAAAAGATCAGATCATTGCCTGGTCTTATTTAGATAAAAAAAGAGTTTTATACTCATATGCTGAAGTAATCAAATATATGGAAAGAGCGTATTCTCTTAAAGAAGTGTGCTTTATTTTAGATAAACATGTTGTAACTGTAAAAGACTATATTGGTGAAGGCAAAATTAGACAGCCACAAAAAATATATCCTATAGGAAATTCTGAAAGCACAAAATGGTCTCAATATATGTTTAATCAAAAAGACATATTAGAGTTACATGATTACATATTGAGCAGCGGTAGAAATACTGAGAACCTGCCAACAAAAACTGAATTACTGGCCTTGCTAAATCATAATGTCATATTGTATACTAAGACATCCGAAGGCACCTTTGTCCCAGTATGGAAAGCAGAATGAGAAAAAAACAAGAAGAAGAATTTGAAAAGCTTGACAGTTCTACGGCTTTTACTAGAATTGCAGGCAACCTAGATCTTGCATCTATGCATGCAAATAAAAAGAAAGATGTGCAAGGGCTAATCACAGTCGCAGTTGCTTGGATGCAATTTTCTGATTTTATTGCTAATGGAGAGATGCCAAAAAAGAAATTTACAATAGGATTTGGACCAGAAGAGGAGGAGCAAGATGAAAGACCAATCAACCGTCGTAAAGGTAGATCTTCAATTCACAAGAAATCTAGGGAACTATGAAAGTATTAAGATTGGTATAGGCGTAGAAGATATTGTTCGTGACGGCGAAAATGTTGATTCTGCCACAAATAGAGTTTATAAATTTGTTGAAGATAAATTAATTCAAAAAGCTTCCGAGATAGAAGAGGAATTGAAAGTTGGCAAGCAAGGAAAACAGTAAACAGGCTCACGCTCTGCTTACACATTATATTTATTTGTTTAAGGATAAATATAATCGTGACCCAATTTTAAATAGGTATAGAGAAAAATGGGGTATGCAAGACGTTATAGATACTGTTGGATATGAACGTGCCAAAGATTTGATAGAATATTATTTTACTTTTAATAGATATAATCATCCCTTACAATGGTTTTTTTATAATTTTGATAAATTAGATAAGCTTTGGAAAGATATAGAGGATGACAAAGTGCATAGAGATATGCTAAGATTAAAGACCAAAGAAATGGTGGAAGAGAGAGAAAGGCGGTTAGATGAACACGGAAGCAACGCTGATATCAGCAGTATGCAAAAATAAAGATATAGCCACTTTACTTGCCGATAATGTTGACGATTTATTTACCTCCCATAAAGATGTTTGGGAAGGCTTAAAGTCTTATTATTATAAATTTAAAGCAGTTCCAGATATCGGAATCCTTACGGATAGGTTCAGAGACTTTGACCCATCAGAGGTTAAAGGTGAAACTGGATATTATTTAGACCAACTTAAAGCAGAATATCTTTCTAGCAAATTAAAGGGCATTATATTACGTGGAGGGTCTGCGTTAAAAGAAGATGCTCCTTCTAGAATTATTGCTAATATGCAAGCGGAGCTTGCAAGCCTTTCTAAATTTACTAGCAACGTAAGAGATTTAGATGTTACCGATTTTGAATCTGCAGAAAAATATTTTGAGCAAGTCAGAAAACGTTCTGGCATTATGGGTGGAAGTCCAGGAATTCCTACTGGCTTTAAAGCAATTGATACAGCATATGCAACTGGAATGGCTCCAGGACATTTAATTGTTGCTATTGGTTGGCCAGGTAGAGGAAAGACTTGGTTTACTTCCTACCTTGCATGCAAAGCATGGGAACAAGGTTTTAAACCCATGATTATATCTCTTGAAATGTCTCCAGAAGATATGCGTAATCGTATTTACACAATGATGGGATCTGGATTGTTTAAGGCAAGTGATTTTTCTAGAGGCGATGTAAATGTTGATGACTTCAGGTCCTGGAGTAAAAAGAATTTTGAAAACAAGAATGGTTTCATACTTGTTTCAAATGAAGGAATGGGTTCGGTAAATGCAAATACTGTTCAAGCTAAAATTGACCAGCATAAACCAGATATTGTAATCCTTGATTACCACCAGTTGTTTGCTGATACAAAAGGAAGCACTGGGGCTACTGAGAGAAATATGAACGTTTCTCGTGAATTTAAAATGTTGGCAATGAACAATAATATTCCTATTATTGACATTACCGCTGCAACTATGGATGATGTATCAGATCAAGACAATCCGCCTATGCTGTCACAAGTGGCATGGTCAAAAGCTATTGAGTATGATGCTGATATGGCAATAGCCATTCATAAATATAATGACACAAACATGATTGAAATTGTGTCCAGAAAGAACCGCCACGGCAGCGACTTTGGCTTCTATTTGGACTGGGATATTAATAGGGGTATAATTAAGGAGATATATGAAAATATACCTAAATGACCCATCAACGTATACAACGATTTCAGGTCAGAGCAGAATTCAATAGTGATGCAGATATCATCCGAGTTCGTGCTCAGTACGAGTCACTTCTAATACAGGAAATGAGAGACAAAGGATTTGTAAGAGTCCTAGATATTGATCCATCATTTTCAACATCATATGAAAACAACATATGGTCTTTTATATTAACAATGCATAGCGTATACGTAGGAAAGAAGAAAGCATGGGAATCAGAGGGAATCTCGCAAGGAAAGTTGATTCCACGAGATACACGTCGTCACACATTAAATCAATTCTAAAGTCATTAAATGTTTCTGTAGTTGGAGAGACTGGCAATGACTTCCTGTGCTATTGTCCATTCCATTCCAATAGACATAGTGCCAGCTTTAGCGTTTCTAAAGAAATAGGTGCTTGGCTATGTTTTAATCCTGCTTGTGGCGAGAGCGGAACATTAATTGATTTAGTTAAAAAAATAACTAAAAGAAATGATTTTGAGGCTTTAAGATTTGTATCTCTTAAAGAAGCAGAAGTTCTTTCAAATTTTGATGAACTTTTAGAAAGTGCCGTGGAGGAAAAAGAAGATTTTATTGAGTTTGATTCAAGCACACTTGACAAACTATCTTTAGAAATGAAAGAATATTCTGAAGGAAAAGAGTATATGTATACTCGTGGATTTAAAGATGAGACATTGGAGTACTTTAATGTTGGATATTCTAAAAACCGTAATATGGTTACAGTTCCTGTTCATAGCCCAGACGGCATTTGTGTTGGCGTTGTTGGGCGCAGTGTTACACAAAAAGAATTTAAAAACTCACCAGGGCTACCTCGCAATTCTACTCTTTTTAACATTCACCGTGCTAAGCGTGTGGGGGCAAATTGTATTATTGTTGAATCTTCGTTCGATGCAATGAGAGTGCATCAGGCTGGATTTCCAAATGTTGTTGCTACTTTAGGCGGACATATATCTTCAAATAATTTATCTTTATTGAATAGATATTTCAATAGACTTATAATTATGACAGATAATGATGAGGCTGGCAGATCTTTGGGAAATAATATTTTTAATAAATTAAGAAACAAAGACATCTTGTGGGCATCCTATGAATATGGTAAGATATACCCACATAACGCAAAAGATGCTGGTGATATGACTGACGAAGAGATAAAGCTTTGTATAAATAACTCTGCATCACATATTGAATATATCAACTGGTAGTGATATAATAATAATACAGATGGATATATACCATCACCTATATAGCAAAGGAATAAAATGGGAATAGTAAAAGGTCTAAAAGACCTAAATAAAACATTAGACAAGCCGCAATCTTCTGGCGGAGACTCAGCAAAAGGTCGCTGGCTCAAACTTGAAGATGGAGAAAGCATCAAAGTAAGATTTCTTCAAGAGTTGGATCCAGATTCTCCAACGTACAACGATAAGCTTGGACTGGGCTTTATTGCAGTCGAACACACAAATCCAAAAGATTATCGCCGTAAAGCGCTATGCTCTATTGACGACCAAGGAAAGTGTTGGGGTTGTGAGCAACACCGCAAAGATTATAAGGCTGGCTGGAAAGGTCGTTCACGACTTTACATCAATGTTCTTGTTGATGATGGCAAAGAAGAGCCATATGTAGCAATCCTTTCTCAGGGCAGTAGTGGGAAAACAATTACTCCAACTCTTATTGAGTATGCTGGAGAAATGGGATCCATTACAAATCTCATGTGGAGAATTAAGCGCTCTGGCACAAAAACAGACACCAGTTATACAATCATTCCTCTTGCTAAAGACGAGGTAGAATTTGATGCGTCAAAGCTTGAGATTTTTGAATTGGAAAAGACAGCAATTCGTGATCTTCCATATTCAGAACAAGAAACATTTTATCTATTCGGAGATAATGAAAAGAGCGAAGGCTCAGAAAATACCACCAGTAATTTAGAGTGGTAACTATTGACAGTTCATGGGGGAAAGTGTTAAGCTTTCCCCCTATAACTTTTTAGGAGTAATATGCAAACTTTTTTACCTTATCCGTCTAAGCGTGAAAGCTTAGATGCTTTAGACAATAAACGACTTAATAAACAAATCTTAGAGTGCTATCAGATACTTAATATATTAACTGGCAACTCAAAATCAAATGCTTGGCGTCATCACCCTGCCGTTTTAATGTGGGAAGGCGCTGAATCAGAATTGTATCGCTATGCTATGACTGCTGTTGTTTTAGCCGATATGCGTGGTATCAAAACAGATAAAAATAAGGAAAACCTAGAACGTCTATCTCGTTCTCGTGCTTCTTTAATATGGGAAGATAATACTCCTTTATGGGCTATTAATCCAACTACAATTAAACGTGTAAATGCTACACACAAGGCCAACCTATATCGTAAAGATCCTATATTCTATGTAGATTTTGCAGATTCAGTTGATAGCGAATACAACAAGCCTTGTTGCGATAAATGCTTGTACTATTGGCCAACACATGTTTTGAGGTCAATTGCAGCATGAGTTTTGCACACCTTCACGTACATTCGTACTACTCTTTAATGGATGGATACAATTCTCCAAAAGAGTTATTGGAGGCTGCAAAAAATGTAGGGCAAACGGCATTAGCAATTACAGACCATGGAACCCTGTCTTCTCACAGAGAAATGCAAATTGCTGCAAAAGAATTAGGAATCAAACCAATACTTGGAGTAGAAGCATACATTTCTCCAACAGATAGGTTTGATAGATCTTCTGGAACAGATAAAAGCATACAGGCATATAACCATATTATTTTGTTAGCTAAAAATGACGTAGGCCTTAAAAATATAAATAGATTACAAGAAATTGCTTGGACTGAAGGATTTTATTCTAAGCCACGTATTGATAGAGAAATATTAAAAGAGTTTTCTAAAGATATTATAATCCTTTCTGGATGCTTGAATGGTCTTATTTCAAAATGTATTGAAAAGAATGAATTTGCTGATGCCAAAATGATGGTCAAATGGTTTAAAACAAATTTTGGAGACAACTTTTTTATTGAAGTTCAGCCTGCTAATCCACCAGAAATTAATAAAAAGCTTTTAGAATTGGCTGATGAATTTAATGTCAGGCCAGTAGCAACTGCCGATGCTCATTTTTCTAAAGAAGAAGAAAGGGCATTAGAAGAAGCAATGCTTATTCTTTCAACTTCTCCAAAAGTAAACAAGGATCTTGATTTTGATAAATCTCGCAAGTTTGACAATATGTTCGATAGATTCAACTACCTTTGGCCAGATAGAAGAATCTCGTTTGAGCATTTAGACCTGTTTATTATGAGCAGAGAACAGATGTCTGAAAGATTTAATAAACAAGGAATTAGTAGAACCGATATTTATGACAACACCATGTATATTGCAGACATGGTTGAAGAATATACCTTTAAAGAGAATCTAGACCTTCTGCCAGTCCCAAAGACTAATGCTGATAAGAAGCTTAAGGAGATGGCTGAAGAGGGTCTTAAAAGGCTTGGAAGGGCTTCTGATGGGGTCTACAGAGAGCGCCTAGAGGAAGAACTTGGGGTTATCAAGGATAAAAATTTTGCCTCCTACTTTCTTATTGTTTCAGACATGATCAATTGGGCCAAAGACAATGGCATAAGAGTTGGACCAGGTCGTGGCTCTGCAGCAGGATCTTTAGTTTGTTATACATTGGGAATTACAGATGTAGACCCAATTAAATATGATCTACTGTTTTTCCGATTTATTAATCCAGAACGTAATGACTTTCCAGATATTGATACGGATTTTGAAGACCGCCGCAGAAAAGAAGTTAAAGATTATCTAAAAAAGAAGTTTAAACACGTAGCGTCTATTTCTACATTTACTTACTTTAAAGATAAAGGTGTAGTTCGTGATGCTGCTCGTGTATTTATGATTCCACTGCAAGAAGTTAATCGTGCATTAAAAACCGTAGACACGTTTGAAGATTATATGGAGTCTCCAAATACAAAAGAGTTTAGAATGAAATACCCAGAGGTCGGTTGGCTTGCTGAAAATTGGAGAGGCCGAATTAGAAGTACTGGTGTTCATGCCGCTGGAGTTGTTGTTGCTAAAGATGAATTAAGAAACTATGCACCAATTGAAACTCGTGAAGATCCAAAAGATAAGGTATCTGGAAGAATTCCAGTGGTTGGTTATGAAATGGAAACCGTTGCAGACATAGGTTTGATTAAGATGGATGCTCTTGGACTCAAGGCATTGTCTATTCTCTCAGACACTTTGTCATCAATTAAAGATAGATACGATAAAGACATTGTTCTTTCTGATTTAGACTTAGAAGATAAAAAGGTTTATGAAAGTTTAAACCAAGGCTACACCAAAGGCATATTTCAGGCTGAAGCAACTCCGTATACAAACCTTCTAATTAAAATGGGCATAGATAAGTTTGAGGATTTGGTAGCTTCAAATGCTTTGGTTAGACCTGGTGCAATGAATACTGTTGGAGCTTCCTATATTAACAGAAAAAACGGTAAAGAAGCAGTTGAATATACGCATCCAATACTAGAGCCTTTTACAAAAAATACCTACGGTGTTATTATATATCAAGAGCAAGTTATGCAGGCTTGCGTACATTTGGGAGGCATGACTTGGTCTGAGGCTGATAAAGTTCGTAAGATCATTGGTAAGAAAAAAGATGCAAAAGAATTTGACCAATTCAAGGATAAGTTTGTTACTGGGGCTTCAAAACACATTTCTAAGAAACAGGCAGAGGAACTCTGGCATACTTTTGAGGCTCATGCTGGCTATTCCTTTAATCGTTCTCACGCTGTTGCTTATTCCATGGTATCTTATTACACTGCTTGGCTTAAGACTTACTATCCCCTTGAGTTTATGTTTGCGGTTCTTAAAAACGAAACTGATAAAGATGCTAGGACGGAATATTTAATTGAGTCTAAAAGATTAGGCTTAAAGGTATTGTTGCCACATATTAACGAATCGGAAGTTGATTTTTGTTTGCAAAAAGACTCTATGCGATTTGGACTAGCAGACATTAAATATATTTCAAATAATATTGCTAATAAGATTATAAAACATCGTCCATACATGAATTATGCAGATTTTACTCAAAAAGCTGCAATGAAGAACAGTGGAATTAATAGTCGTGCAATTTCAGCATTAAATTCAATTGGTGGCGCTGCATTTAAAGATAATGAGCGTAGAGGAAATGAACAAGAAAACTTTTATGAATATCTAGGTATTCCTCAGTTTAATCTGCAAGATTTACCTCCAAGAATTAAAGCTCAAGCAAAACCAATAGAGGATTTTGATGACCTAGGTTCTTTTGTAATGTTTGGTATGGTTAAAAACATTAAGCGTGGCACTGGCTGGGCTAGAGTTGAACTAGTAGATGAAACTGGTTCTATTGGGTTATTTCATAACGAACAAACGCAAATAGAGACTGGACAGATGTACTTTGTGCTTGTTGGAGACAATCGCATTGCTAGATACGTAAAGGTTTCAGAAATAAATAAAGAAAATGACGACGTATTTGTTGACTATTTGTATAGAAAAGAGTACGAAGATTTAGATGAAGACAAGTATCTGGTATTAAATTTTACTCCATATAAGACAAAGGCTGGGAAAATGATGGCCCACATTGTTTTAACAAATAAAAATAAAGAGTTAAAAAGAGCTATTGTTTTCTCTACTATGTATAAAATTGCTTTGGCAAAAATGAGAGAGGGAATGGTATGCGACGTTGTTATCAATAAACTTGACGATGGAACACTAATGATAAAGGAAATAAAATGATAGAAGTTATATTAACAGAGGATGAGGCAAAAGATCTAGAAGATACACTGATTCATCACATGGAGCAGTGCTATAACACTCTTTATGATTTAGAAGGAGTAGAAGAAAATTTTGAGCCGTATAATCCCTTTGACGGTTGCTCAAATTGTGAAACAAGAGAATTTTTGATGAAAACTGTAGAATGGTTTAGAAATAACAAAGACCTAGCAATTTGGGTCGGAGAAAAGGAAATAAAGCATGACTGAAACAACAGAAATGTCGCAAGAGATAAACGTAACTAGCCTTCTCGTGGCTATATTAAAAACACTTAAGTCTGTAGAAGTTTCTTCAGAACTGATTTTAAATCCAGCAAATGAAGATACTGGCTTAATGGTTACATACAATGAAGAAAATAGAACTTTTATTATATCGCTAGGAGAGATAAATGGGAGTAATTAAGACAGATAATTTTAGAACACCACCAAATACAGAAAAAACTACTCAAACTGCATCAAGTGTGCTTTTAGATTATGGTTTAGATGCATTATCTGCAATTTTGCATGAATCTGCAGTAGAAAAAGGTTTTTGGGATGGAGAATATGATTATGATAAGTTTGGAAATAAATTAGCATTAATTCATTCAGAAGTAACAGAAATGCTTGAGGCTATCAGAAAACAAAAGGGTAGCCGTGAAATTACTGAAGAAGCAGCCGATATTCTAATTAGACTTTTAGATCTATATGCGGCTCTAAGAAATGCTGGATTAATTGAAGATTCACTAGACGATATATTAGACTATAAAGTTGATAAAAATAGAGGTCGTCCAAGACTTCACGGCAATTTATTTTAATGCTATACTATGTAAACAAAAGAAGGAAAATCAATGGATATAGAAGAAATTTTAGCGGGACTGGATCCCAAAACTCGTAAAAGAGTTCAAATAGCAGTAGAAGTAGAAAATCATAAACAAAAAACTCCTAGCATAGGCCTATCGCTTGCGCTTAAAGGTGGATTTGGTTATGGCAGACAAGTCCTTGTATGGGGAAATAAATCTGCAGGAAAGTCTTCATTTTGTTTACAAATGATTGGTATGGCACAAAAAGAAGGAAAAACTTGTGCATGGATTGATTCTGAAGAGTCTTATGACCCACAGTGGGCAGAAAAACTAGGAGTTGATTCATCAAAGCTTATATATTCTACAGCTAAATCTGTAAACGATATGGTAGATGTTGCTACTCAATTAATGAATGCTAATGTGGATGTTATAGTAGTAGACTCAATATCAGCGTTGCTACCAGCCATTTACTTTGAAAAAGATAGCGATGAATTGAAAAAGCTTGAAGATACTAAGCAAATTGGTGCTGAGGCAAAAGACATGACTCATGCAGTCAAAATGCTTAATTACGCAAATAAAAACACGCTGCTTGTTCTTATATCACAACAGCGTAATCAATTTGGAAGTATGCATGCTTCACACATTCCAACTGGTGGAATGGCAGTCAAGTTCTTTTCTTCAACAGTTGTAAAGCTTTGGTCTTCTGAAGCTGAGGCTAATGCTATCAAGTCTGGGGTTAAGGTTGGAGATAAAATTATTGAGCAAAGAGTAGGCAGACCAGTTAATTGGATTATTGACTATAATAAACAAGGTCCTCCAAATCTTTCTGGTCAATACGATTTTTACTTCCAGGGAGACGTACTTGGTATAGATCAAGTTGGAGAAACTTTAGACGTTGCAGAAATGTATGGCATCATAGAAAAAGGCGGAGCATGGTATACAATTGGAAAAGAACGTTTTCAAGGTAGAGCAAAAGCAGTCGAATATTTAAAGTCTAATCCAGATGTAGTTTCTGAGTTACAGGAGAAAATATATGCCAGATCTTAATGATTTTTTAAATAATCAAAAAGAAGAAGTTGTTGAAAATTACATTGATTCTGATATTCCAACTATGGGTGGTTCTTTTATGTGCCAAGAGTGTGGAACTGAGGTTAATAATGCATTCTTTAGACACAAGGAGGAAAGACTTACTTGGACATGTCCAATTGGTCATGTTTCATCAGTCCCATTTAAATAATGTCGGAAATATCGGAAGCAAAAAGAGACGGCGCAAGACAACATAAAAACAGCGGACGTGGTAATTATCAGAAGGGTGACGCTACGTGGAAAGATTTCGTGGTGGATTATAAAGAGTACGAAAAATCAATCTCTATTTCGCAAGATATCTGGGCTAAGATTTGTACAGACACTTTTAAAGTTAGTAGGGATAAATATCCAGTACTTAAACTCATCCTTGGCGGAGCTAGTAGCAAAACAAGGTTGGCGGTAATAGAATGGTCTTTGTTAGAACAATTAGTAGAAGAATGGGAGAAACGAAATGTCTAGCGGACAATATAAACCACATTATGGATTTAATAGTGTTCAAATTAAAAATGGAAGAATTGTAAGAATGAGAAAAGATGGAACAATCAAGGCGGATCTTGGTCCATATCCTAAAGAGAAAAGAGATAAAAAGTGAGAGATGTTTTGTTGACCACTCTTGTTGGAGCAGTTGTTGGCGCAGTATTCAGTGCATTTAAATTGCCAATTCCTGCCCCGCCAGTATTTGCAGGACTAATGGGAATTGTTGGTTTGTGGATTGGATACGCTTTAATTACTAAGGTATTGGCATGATTCAATTTTTGTTTGGCGTAATGCTTGGGTTTATTGTAGGATACCCCATGGGACTTTGGGCAATAGGATATACAAGGAGATTTAATGAGCGACAAAAGTAGTCTGGAATTAATTAGTGATATAACAGAGTTTAACGATCTTCATGACTTTATGAAGGACGAACAACTTGATAGGGCCATGGCAGTAATAATTAATATTATTGCTAAGCCAGATATTCCTGCAGCAAAAGCACATTTATTGATTGTTGAGTTGCAGGGTATCTCTGCAAAATTCGGTGTTCTTGCAGCATACTACACAACAATAGCTAAAGACAAAGCTGGCACTATCAACAATAATAAAAAAAATATTTATTATTCAGTAAAGGAGTCGATAGACAAACTTGTAGACGCTCTCAAGTATGTTGTTCGTTATAATGGCTAGAGAAATAGTTAAAAATCTTAAATTTAAAAAATATGAAGGAAGCTTTGACGTTCAAGAGTTTTCCAGTCTTTTAGACGAGGCGTACCTTTCTACTAAACGACCAGATGGAGAGATGACAAAAAAATCTTTTAGCCCAAGCTCATTTGGTTATGGTCAAGGGAACTGTCCTAGGTATTGGTATATGGCTTTTAGTGGGGCTTATTTTATAGACAATAATGATGCTCAAGCCGTTGCAAATATGTCTCAAGGAACTCAAGCACACGAAAGATTGCAAAAATTAATATCTAGTCAATCTAGCGATTTATTTAAATCTACTAAAATAAACTCAGTTAGTACTGAAATTGAGATTACTAACGAGTATCCACCAATTAGAGGTTTTATAGATCTATCAATTGATTGGGATGGCACACCAGTATTGGGAGAAATTAAAACAGCAAAACAAGAAGTCTGGGATACTAGACAGGCAGAAATGTCAGCATCATCCAATCACATTTTACAACTCCTTACATATATGAAATTAAAAAATGTTAAAGAGGGCTTCTTCTTGTATGAAAATAAAAATACGCAAGAGATTCTTATAATTCCAATTTATATGACACCAAAAAATGAAAAATTAATTGATGATTTATTTAATTGGCTATGCAAAGTTTATGACAATTTTAAAGCAGGATTACTCCCAGAAAGACCTTTTCAAAAGACATCCTATGCTTGCAAAAACTGCCCTATTAGAAAAGAATGCTGGAAAGGCAAAGACGGAGATGTTGTGATAGAGGCATATCAAACATGATATGTTCAAATAAAGATTGCAAAAAAGAGTTCGAGAAGAAAACTCATAATCAAAAATATTGCTCTGATGAATGTTGTAGGGTTGCTACTAATAAACGAATCATGGAAAAATATTATGAGAAAAAAGCAATCCGAAATGGTGCTGTAAGGCTATGTAAATGTGGCAATAGGCTTAGTAGATATACAGAAAAAACAGTATGTGTCATGTGTGTTGCTAAAAGTAAAAAAGAAACCAGGAAAAAATTAAAGGAAATGATTGATGGGATTAGCTGATCTAGTAAAAACAAAAGCTCATAGAGTTTTAGGTATAGATGCCTCAACAAACTCTGTGGCTTTCTGTTTAATGGAAAATGATATTCCAATTAAGTGGGGAAAAATTGAATTTACTGGATCAGATATATATGAAAAAATATATGACGCAAAAATTAAAACCCATGCAATGCTTAATGAATTAAAGGCAGATTATATTGTTGTAGAGGGGGCAGTGTTTGTCAAATCCCCAGATGCTGTGATAAAATTGTCCTATGTATATGGTGTCATCATTGCTGAGCTTATGTCTACTGGGGCTAGTGTTATTACTATATCTCCTACATCTTGGCAGGCTTATATTGGAAATAAAAACCCAACAAAGCTGGAGAAAGACAAACTTAGGTTTGAAAATCCAGGACATGCTGACTCTTGGTACAAAGCAAAAATGCGGGAGATCAGAAAGCAAAGGACTGTAGATTATTTTAATAAAAAGTATAACTTACAGTTAGACGATTTTGACGTAGCAGATGCATTCGGCATCGCTCATTATTCGAATACGGTGTTAACACAAAGATGAAATTGTATCAAAGCCAGACATGGTTATATAGAAGATATGTAGTTCAGAAAAAAACTGTTACGGAAATTGCTGATGAGTGTAAAGTTTCAGCAATGACTATACAGAGATATTTAGAAAAATTTGGAATGATAAAGAGGAGATAGTATGCTAGAGCCAGTATTTGCAGACATGAAGGAATTTAAGTGTGACGACCTTTATTTATTAACTGTTGGAACGGAAGCGGGTAGAGAAATTTATAATGCTTGCCACGAAATTGCTCACATGCTAATTAAAAAGAACATTGCTTATGGCAACTCCGCCCTTGACCCAGTTAGAGTATTTTCAAAAGCGGGGCCACGAGAGCAGTTATATGTTCGTATTGATGATAAATTAAATAGGTTAATGAAGGGTACAGAATACCCAGGCGACAACGATATTGATGATTTGATTGGATATCTAATTCTGCTAAAAATAGCTAAATCGATTTGATTTTTTAGTCGACTAAGATTATAATATTAATATGGAAATAGAATTAGCAGACCATTTTGATAAAATGAACAAGGTGGTTTCAGAACTACTAAAGGGTAATAACCCAACTCAAATTGCTACAATAACTGGATACAAAAGAGCAGAAGTACTGGACTTAATAGACGAATGGAAGAGCGTTGTCCATAACGACTCAAGCGCAAGAGAACGTGCTAAAGAGGCTGTCTCTGGTGCTGATCAACATTATGCAATGCTTATTAAAGAGGCATGGAGCACTGTAGAGGCTGCCGATGCTCAAGGTCAACTTAATGTTAAGGCTAATACATTAAAGCTAATTGCTGATATTGAAACAAAAAGAATTGGCATGCTTCAGCAGGTAGGGCTATTAGACAATGCAGAGTTGGCAAATCAAATTGCAGAAACTGAAAAGAAACAAGAAATTCTTGTAGGCATATTAAAAGAAGTTACTGCTGGTTGTCCAAAATGTAAACTAGATGTTGCAAAAAGATTGTCGCAGATTACTGGAGTGGTAGAACCAGTTGTAATTGATACAGAGGAAGCAAGTGGATCTTAATTTTAATGATCTTATTGATATCCTAGACGGAGAGGAATTTGATGAAAGACCAGTCGATTTACGAACATTCGTTACAAGCCAAGATTTCCTTGGACTCCCTGAACTTTCGGAGTACCAGTATACACTCATTGAGAAGAGCAGCCAGATCTACAAAGAATCCACACTTATCAAACTATTTGGACAAGAAGAAGGAACCCGCAGATACAAGCAAACTTGCAATGAAGTAATTGCACAATTGGGCAAGGGTAGTGGTAAAGATTATTGCTCAACAATATCTGTAGCGTATATAGTTTATTTACTATTATGCTTAAAAGATCCAGCAACATATTATGGAAAACCAGCTGGAGACTCAATTGATATTATTAATATTGCTATTAACGCACAGCAAGCAAACAATGTTTTCTTCAAGGGATTTAGAACTAGAATTACTAGATGCGGGTGGTTTGCTGGGAAATATACAGAAAAAGCTTCCGAAATAAAATTTGATAAAAATGTAAATGTTTATTCTGGCCATTCAGAGAGAGAAGCATTTGAAGGATATAACGTTATAGTTGTTGTTCTAGACGAGATAGCAGGCTTTGCGGTAGAAAATACAACTGGACACGATCAGGCTAAAACAGCAGATGCAATATATGAAATGTATAGAGGATCAGTTGACTCTCGTTTTCCAGATTATGGAAAAGTAATTCTTTTGTCTTTTCCAAGATTTAAGGGTGATCCAATTCAAAAGTTCTACGATCAAGCAATTGCTGAAAAAACTGTAACAATAAGAAAACATAAGTTTAAAATAGACCAAGACCTTCCAGATGGAATTACTGGCAATGAATTTGAAATAGAATGGGAAGAAGACAATATAATTTCTTATAGAGTGCCTAAAGTATATGCTTTAAAAAGACCAACTTGGGAAATTAATCCAACAAGATCTTTAGAAGATTTTAAAATTCCTTTTTACAAAAATGCTTTAGACGCACTAGGGAGATTTGCATGTATGCCGCCAGAAATGGTTGATGCATTTTTTAAGTCTAGAGAAAAAGTAGAAAAAGCTTTCAACAAGGCACACCTTGCTGTGGATGGATTTGGAAGGATCGAAGAGTGGTTTATACCAGATCCAGACAAAGATTATTTCATACACGTAGACCTTGCACAAAAACATGACCATTGCGCTGTTGCAATGTCTCATGTTAATAAATGGGTTAACGTAAAGGTTACAGATAATTATTCTCAGCCAGCACCAGTAATTGAAGTTGATGCAATTAGATATTGGACGCCTACACCAGATAAGTCTGTAGATTTTACTGAGGTAAAAGATTTTATATTGGCTTTAAAAACTCGTGGATTTAAAATTCGTGTGTGCACATTTGATAGATGGAACTCTCATGACATGATGCAACAGTTAAAAACTTATGGCATCAATACAGAAATATTATCTGTTGCCAAAAAACATTATGACGATATGGCTATGGTAGTTTTAGAAGAAAGATTAAATGGTCCGCACATCCCTTTACTCATTGATGAATTATTACAGTTAAAAATTATGAGAGATAAAGTTGACCATCCAAGAAAAGGTTCTAAGGACTTGGCGGATGCTGTATGTGGATCAATATTTAATTGTATAAGCATGAGCAGATTTGACACCAATCAAGAAGTAGAAATTCACACATACGAATCAATGAATTATAAAGCTGACTTTGGAGAAGAAAAAGAGGAATCTATTAATCTTATTAAGCCTCCAAAAGCAATGCCAAATGACTTACAAGACGCTATAGGAAGAATGATGGTTTTATGACAAATATATATCAAGAGAGAGCAAAAGAGTGTAAATGTTGTGGAAAACATGTGCCACTACCAACTGTTTTACGTGAATATAATGGAGTAATGATGTGCCCAACTACCTATGCAAACGTTTTGGAGTATACTAGGATATGGAAGCAAATAGGTTCTAGACCAGCTGGGAGTATTAGAAAACATTTTTCTGAATATGTCCAACAAGTTGTTGAAACAACTATTGACATATCTGATCAGACAAAGATATAATATTCCAACGTGGCAGTAGCTTAGTTGGTTAGAGCCCCGAACTCATAATTCGGTAGTCGTAGGTTCGAGTCCTACCTGCCGCACAAGGAGAAAGAAGTGGAAAACATGAATAACATGGAACACTATATTGAAATAGGCGCTATTGAAATAGAGGGCGTTGATGAAACTGGTGAATTAGTTCTTTCAATTAGTGAAAGGGCAAAAGATATTGCTCCAGAACTATGGGCTGCTCATGTTCAACATATTGACGAAACTCTTCTTGAGCTGTATAAGTCTGGTTACATGGATGTAGAATACGATGAAGATCTTGAACCAAACTTTAAATTAAGTGATGAAGGAATAAAAATTGCAAAAGAAATGGGGTTAATTCCTATGGATAAACAAAGGAATATCCCAAATAATTAGGAGGAATTATGCCTTGGAAAGTTGAAAAAGGTGCAGCAGGTTGTAATGGGTATGCAGTAGTAAAAGAAGATACTGGTGAGCTTGTTGGGTGTCATCCAACAAAAACAGCAGCAACAGCACATCTAAAAGCTTTATATGCAAATGAGGTAGAAAAGGCAAACCCTTGTTGGGACGGGTATGAAATGATTGGGTGGAAAACCCAAAATGGAAAAAGAGTTCCAAACTGTGTAAAAACAAAAAAAGTTTTTTCATAATTGATTTAGTAATATAATTATCCTGTAGGCGCTAACCCCCCTACGCATTCGGGCTCGCTACCTTGGGATGATTATGGTTACGTAAAGGCTAACTTCGGTTAGCCTTTACTTATGCCCTTGTAGCTCAGTGGATAGAGCGAGACTCTTCTAAGGTCTGCGTCGGAGGTTCGATTCCTTTCAGGGGCGCTTTTTGGTATAATAGCTTTGGATCGCCATTAGGGGTCCATTAATTAACTTATTCGCTTAAAAGGAGGAATAAAATGGTAACACAATTCGCAATGGATTTTTTTAATGATCCATTTTTTATCGGGTTCAATCGTGATTTTGACAAATTGTCAAGAATTCACACCCATGCAGCAGGAACAAATTATCCACCATACAATGTAATCACAACAGACAATGAAGATAAATTCTTTATTGAAATTGCGGTTGCTGGATTTTCAAGAGAAGACCTTGATGTATCTGTAAAAGAACAGGTATTGACCGTAAAGGGAGAAATCAAGGATTCTAAAGAAGAGACAAAGTATGCTCACCGTGGAATTGCAGCACGTAAGTTTGTTCGTGAATTTGCCCTAGGTGAATTTATTGAAGTAACTGGTGCTACAGCGGAAAACGGAATGCTAAAAATTTCGTTGGAACGTATTGTTCCTGAAGACAAAAAGCCAAAATCAATTAGAATCAAGTAATAGGTCTAGACAGACCTATTTGTTTGAGGTATAATTATATTGTGTACCGCCTAAGTTGCGGACATAAGGGCCCTGGGCATGGCCAAGTAAACTGCCCATTTTATAATGGAGAGCCATGGAGATTATTGATTTAGAGCAACCAAATGTATTAATCATTAAAAATTTCTTTTCTAAAGAAGAAGTTGAAAAAGTTTTAATTCCAATGAAAGAAACTTCTGAAGAAATTTGGAATCTTCAGGGTGAAGCCAAAAAAGAAGATTCTACTAGAATTAAAAGAATGTCAGAAAGACTTATTGAATCTGATAACATGAATTGGTATGGAATGACTATGGATATTACAAGTCGTGTTGATGCCTATAGAATGTATTCACATCTCCCACATGCTTTTTTAATAGAAAAAGAGCAACAAATAAAAAAAATAATAACAAATAAATTTAAACAAAATGTTGTTTTACAGCTCTCTGGTCTTCATAGGTGGAGGCCAGGAAGAGAGCAAAAGCCTCATATAGATTATTATGATTCTAGTGAACAGCATGATTTTGATATGTTAGAAAAATATAATCTGACAAAAGATCGTTTAGAAGAATTTGAGCATTCTTTTAATGACAAACATTATTCTTCATTAGTTTATTTTAATGAAGATTATATGGGTGGAGAACTATATATGCCTCAATGGGATTGGGAAATAAAACCTGAGACAGGTATGTTAATTGCTTTTGAGGGAAATCAAAATCATTTACACGGAGTAAAGATGATGGAAGAAGGAATAAGATATACTTGGTCTATTTTTTGGACAAGATTTGAGTGGGCTATGAAAAACAAAATTAAAGATAGTAAAGTGAGCATGTAATCTTATGCCTATTTATGAATACAAATGTATTATTTGTGAACATATCAAAGAAATAAACAAATCAATTGATGAAGCAACAATGACAGAGATTTGTGAAAAATGTGGTGCCGCAATGGTTAAGCAATATGGATCTTTTGGTATTCAGTTCAAAGGTTCTGGTTTCTATAAAACAGATAACGCTAAGTAGTCCAATGATATAATTAATTAAGCAAACATAGTTTGCTTAGGAGATTATAGTTGACTAGAACTAAGTTATGGAGATTATCTTTAGCCGCCATTTTAGGATTTGGTTGGCTATTTCTCACACCCGCTTCTTATAGCGACGATCCACTTGGAACTGCCGCTCAGCAGATAGATCAACTTGAGGTGGATGTTCAAAAACTCAATGATAAGGTTTCAACACAGGCTAAGATAGATATAGCCAATTCAAAATATGATTCCGCCGTTGCTGCAAAGTCTGACATGGATTCTAAACAGGCAATTAAAGCAACGAAACAAACTGAATATGATAACGCAGTTTCTGCATTAGCAACAGCATTATCAGAAAAAAATGCAGCACAATCGGCAGTAGATGGACAAACTGTTGTAGTTGCTACAGCAAATACTAATAAGCAAAATAAAAAAGATACCTTAGATGCTGCTAACATAAATTTACAAACTCAAGCATCTGGCAATAGCTCACAAACAAATACGCTAGATGCTTATTTATACGACTGTTACACTTGGTATAACAAATATAATTCTGCACCAGATCTTGAATGTCCAGATGGAAGAGGTGGCGGAAATGCTATAGCAATGGGTCCTTGGTCAGGTATTAATTTTAATTTTGGTAGTGGTGGTCCAGCAGGGTTGTACGATGACTATCAAATTAAATGGGTAGGATATATTAAAACTACACAGCATTGGACTCCACAATTTAGATTATGTTCTGATGATGGAATGATATTAAAAATTAGTGGACTTACTGTTGTTAATAATTGGTATGATCGTGGTGGTCAATGTGGAGCGTCAAACGGATACTATATGGCATCAAATGGGTGGGAGCCTATAGAAGTATGGTGGTATGAAAATGGTGGAGGAGCCAATGGAAGCCTACAATGGAATATAGGTAATGGATGGACAGTTATTCCTGCTAATGTATTTTCAATTACATTACCACAAAATAGTCCAGAATATGAAGCAGCGTTAGCTGCACAAATTACTGCACAACAAGAGTATGCCGCTGCTCTTGCTACATATAATACTGAAAATGATAAATTAACTCAATATAATCAAACTCTTTCTAGTAAAACAACTGCATATAATACTGCTGTTACAGATAAAAATACTGCACAGACTTCTTTGGCTACTGCTACAACAAATTATAATAATTCAGTAACTACATATAATACGTCAATTACTGAATTAAATACTGCAATTACTGATGCACAAAATGAATATAATAGTCAATGGAATTTAGAAGAGCAGCAGAGAATTCAAGCAGCTATTGCACAGGCTTTAGCAAATCAACCACAGCCTACTCCAGAGCCAACTACTGAATCTACTCCAGAGCCATCGCCTGAGCAAACAACACCAGTCGATCCCACTCCAACTCCAGATTCTGAAACCACAGATGAACCGAAGCCAGATATAACTGCTGATCCTGAGCCCACTGTTGAGCCTTCACCAGAACCTTCACCTCTGCCATCGGATATAAATCCAGATCCAACTCCTGAACCAGAGCCAACTCCTGCTGAACCTTCTTCAAAACCATCTGCTAATACTATCACAGAAGAGACAGCAAATCTAATTGCAGATTTAACAAGTAAAGATACATTAACTAAATTAACTCCAGAACAAAAGCAGGCGGTAGCACAGGGTCTTGGAATTAAAACAGAAGAATTAGCAAAGGTAGCAGCATTGGCAGCTACTGATAAAAATTTAGCAACAGCCTTACAAGAATTTGGCGATAGAATTAAAGAAAATACTAATGCTCCTATGCCATATACATTAGCAGATGCAACAACAGAGGTTGCCACAGAAGCATTTTTATCAGACCCAATTGGAGCCATTACAGATATTGATTTTAAAAAATTACTTAGCCCATCAGAATGGGGTAAGGATATGACAGATGACCAAAGAGAAAAAGCGCAGGAAGTAATTGTTCCTGTAGTTATTGCAGCAAATATTGTGGCAGCAGCCATGACAAGGAGGATATAATGAAAATAATTAAAGGTTTCTTTAATTGGATATGGGAAGCGATCAAGGAAAGTATAGCCCAGCTATGGACCCTCCTCGGATTTTTCATAGCCTGGTTGACCCTTACAGGGACAGCACAGGATGTAGTGGGCCTAGCAACAGTGATAGTTACTGTAATTTGGCTAATAACCATCCCTTTAAGAAAAAATGAGGAATAAGGTATAATAGTGGTATGAAAAGAATAATTGCTATTGCTTTATCAGGTCTATTAATGCTATCATTAAGTAGCTGTGGCTTTCAGGGTTCATACAGATACCCATGCCAAGACCCTGCGAATTGGGAGAAGGCGGAATGCAATCCTCCAATTTGTGAAGCAACAGGAACATGCACTAAAGATATAATTGGTAAAGCATCAACTACTACTACTGAAACAGGTACAACAAATGGCTAGAGAAAGATTAAGTCCACAGGATTTGGACGCTAGATTAAAATTTATTTTAGGAATTACATTAGGGTCTATTCTATTCCTTACAGCAGTAGGAATTTTATACGGACTTTTGTTTGTAACGCAACCAATCGGAGCACAGTCAGAAAATGATAAAATGTTTTTTAATGTGCTTGGATCTGTAGCAACTTTTATTACAGGAACGTTGGCTGGCCTACTAATTGGTCAATCAGGTGCTAAAGATATTATGAAAGCACAACTTGATAATAAAGAAATGGATGCTAAAAATACCCAAGCAGATAAAAAGCTTGAATCAGAATTATCAATTAATGAATTAAAGGCTGATGTAGAAGCAGACGCAGTTCGTGCTCGTCTTGCAGCAAAACCTGATGGTGCAATGCCAGCAGAGCAACCAGTTGATACAGAATGGGATAAATAATTATGACAGATTTTCCAGTCCCAGCAGAAACATCTAAAGCGCCAGCAGGTACTGCTGCACGTTTAATCCAAGTTGCTAAATCCCAGGTAGGTTATATCGAGGGACCAAAAGACAACGAGACAAAATATGGAGCGTACACCAAGGCAAATTTCCAACCTTGGTGTGGAAGTTTTGTAATGTGGTGTGCAAACGAAGCAGGCGTTAAAGTTCCAAATACAGTTTATACTCCAGGTGGTGCAGCGGCATTTAAAAAAGCTGGATCTTGGATTGACGGAGACATTGCTGATCCTGAGCCAGGAGATATTGCCTATTTTGATTTTCCCTCAGATGGCGTTGATCGTATATCTCATGTCGGAATTGTTATTGAAGATAATGAAGACGGGACCGTTTGGTGTGTTGAAGGAAATACTACTGGAGACGGTAAAAAAGGAAGTCAAAGGAATGGCGGAGAAGCCTGCAAAAAATTACGTGCATATAAGAAAAATAAGAAAAATGTACAAGTTTCAATTGTAGGTTTTGGAAGGCCAAAATTTAAATCTGGATTATCAACAACTAATGCATCTGGGGCAAAATGCCCTACTTGTGGAAAGTAATATAAAAATAGTATTGACAATGCCCTGTGGGAATATGTATAATGTATACCACAGGGTTTCCCCTTTGATCCATAGCTCAGTCGGCAGAGCGGGAAGCTGTTAACTTCTAGGTCCCTGGTTCGAGTCCAGGTGGATCAGCGAGAGAAAGAAAAAAATGATTGCTCAAGAAAACAAAGTAAACAAGTTAATTAAAAACTTTAAAACAGATTACCAAGAAGCATTTTGGGACGGGTATACACTTGTAGTGTGGAAACGTGATCCTTCTGGCTTTTCAAATAAACGTGGAATGTTTAGAAATGAAACTTGGGGCTTAACAACTAGATTTAATATGACAGACGGCGGAGTTTGGGATTTGCCTGAGCGTTATGTCAAATATATTAAATGATCTAGGCGTAGACTCAGATGATTTTGAATGGTGGCATCTAGCGGCTTGTAATGGAATGGAAACAAATTTATTTTATGATAAATATGAGTCTGATTTCAATATAGCCAAAAATATAGATGAGATGTGTTTGAGTTGTCCAGTTATACAAGAATGTCTGATTGCTGGATATCAAAACAATGAATATGGTGTATGGGGTGGAATATACTTAAATTCTGGTTCAACAGATAAAGCACGTAATGTGCACAAAAAACCAGAAATATGGAAAAGATTAAAAGATAAACATGGACATTAATCAATGGACAGGTGAACTCAATAAGCCAGTTTTTTATACAAAAGAAATGGCTAAAAGAGTTAGAGAAATCAAACAACCAGTTTATGGATTGCAGATGGACATAGTGAAGTTCCCAGAGTTTTTAGCTATAAGATTATATGAAAATAATTTTATGCAATACGGAGACGCAGAGAGAATTAGAATTATTGACTATATAGAAATGGTCAAAAAAGTTTTAGAATCTTATGGAGTTCGTGTTGAACTGGAGGGAGCTAAGGGTGAAAGAATACTATGACAAGATACTTATAGTATGGTTGCATGAAGAGCAGGTATACGGAGATATAGAATCTCTTGGAACCTATGCTTCAAAAGTCAGGTGGTCAAAAAATGGAGTCGATCACGAAGAATTAATGGAAAATTCAGATTTCACAATAATGGATGAGTTTGTCATCTCACACGTAGAGGAAGAATAATGGAAAAAATATTATGCTATTCTTGCAGTAAAAGTAAGAATAAATTAAATACTAGACGTTCTGGTTTACTAACAATTAATTTGTTGATGTGCGAAACCTGTATTGTCTCAAAATATGAACCTAGATGGGTAATTATTTTGGCTGGAAGACAATTTGGGCCAGATCATGTAAAAGATTATATAATTAAAAAAAGATATATTGGTCAACCAATTTTAGCAGATGAGCTATTAGTTTAATAAACATTTTTGGTATAATTGTTATATTATGATTCATATGACAATGACAGAAATGCTACTAATGCTGGCTATGGCGGTATTTGGTGGTTCCGCAGCAAGACTTATAGAAGTTTGGGGCAAAAGACAAAATAAAAAAAATTTTGATCTTGAAATTGAGCATGAGCGTACCAATTTAAGGCTAGAACTTGAAAAAGTAAAAAATGCTTTATTAGTTTCTGAAAATGAATTATTAGTCTGGCAAGCAAAATATTATGAAACGCTAGAAAAGCTTGCCAAAGTAAATTATGAATTATCCCAAATTATGCATAAACTTGATATAAAATAGGGCTGGACAGTAAATTTTAATTATTATACAATAGGTATATGATATCTGAAAAAAGATTAAAGATGTACGCTTTTGGGTTTACTATATTGGTAAATCTTGGAATTGTTTGGTTTATGTATGAAAGATGGAAGTCTGGTCAAGATCTACTAGTACCAATAATTTTATTTCTAGTTTTAAAAATTAGAATTAACCAATATCTTCAAGAACAAAAAGTTCAGAACCTGATTGAACTACTAAATAAAACAAGCAACCTAAGAATCAGAAAGAATAGTTAATTAATGACTTGTGTTGTTGGTCTCATAAAGAGTGGCAAAGTGTTCCTGGGTTCAGACTCTGCAGCAGTTGATGAAAAGGGCGGACATATATTTGCCCAAAAAAACCCTAAAGTTTTTACTGTTGGGCAGTATGGTATAGCGTTTATAGATAGTTTTAGAATGGGCCAAATTCTTCAATATGATTGGTCTCCTCCTAGATTTACTGGAAATGCAAAAGCTTTAGACAAATTTATGAGAACAAAGTTTATTGAATCTGTTAAAGATGCATTCAAAGCAGGTGGCTTTGGTAGCATCGGAGCAAACAATGGTGAGGAAGACACTGGCGGTATATTTTTGGTAGCAGTTAGAGGAACAGGTAGATTGTTTTACATTGATGAAGATTATCAAGTTGGAGAAAACATTATTCCATACTATGCCGAAGGCGCTGGCCAGGACTATGCTTTAGGGTCTTTATTTACTTCACAGAATATGCGTGATCCGTATAAAAGAATGGAGTTGGCTTTAAATGCAGCATCCCAATTCTCCACAGCAGTCTGTCCACCATATCATTTTATTGAACTATAACTATTGACAAGATCTATAAAATTTACTAGAATAGTACACATGAAAACTAAAATAGCTTTATCTTTAATTATCATATTGACAACTATAGCAGGATGTTCTGCTCTAAAAGCTCAGGCTACTGAGCCTATTAAGCCTTCCGTTGTGATTCTAGATACTTCTGTTAACTCGTCCTTGCCAATTTTTAAGGAAAGAATTATACAAGAGGTATGTACTTTAGAATGGCCAGTATGCTCAAATCAAACAGGATTCCAGGAAGGACCTGGATCAGCATCTAGCCTATCTTTGGACATTATGAAAACTAACTCTTTTAAACATGGAACCATTATGGCTTCTATTTCAGCACAAACAAACGCCTATGTTAATATTGTTTTTGTAAGAATTGTAGGATATAAAGATGGTTATAGATATAACCCAACTGCAAAATCTGTAATGCAAGCATTGGATTGGGTAATTGCAAATCAATCTAAATACAATATTGTTGCTGTTGCAATGAGTCAAAGCACTCATGATAAATTAACTTTGGCAAAGCTTTGCCCAACAAATGAATTGTCTCCATATGTAGATAATTTAATTTCAAAAAATATTGCTTTGTTTTTGCCAGCAGGAAATGATGCAGATTTAAAAAATGTAGATTATCCCTCATGTATTCCTAATGCTATTACAGTAGGTGCTTTAGACAAAAAGGGTAACATTGCCACTTATAGCAATGGAAATCCATCTAACGTAGATTTTTATGCTTTAGGACACATAACAACCGCTATTAACCCTACAGGTCAGGTAGAGGCTGTTGTAGGAACCTCAGCATCTACACAGATTGCTGCAATGCAGTGGGCCACCGTTAAAATGATGAAGCCTGCGTTAACATATAGTGAATTGTTAAATTTGTTAAATACTACCTCAAATACTGTAATTAATGGTACAATTAAGGGTGGAAAATCAATTAACATAGAAAAGGCGATAAAGTAATGGAAAAAGATCCAGCAATAGAAAAGCAACAGTCAATGCTTGAGGGTATTGTAGCCGATATTGTAGGAGAAGTATTTAGAAAGTGGTTTGACCAGTTGCCAGATGAACAAAAAAATAATGAAGAATCTGTGGCAACTTTAGGTAAAAACGCTTCAGACGTTACCTATTTTATTGTTCAGCGCTTTATGGAAAAGTTTAATGAGGCAGCAGAACAGATAAAGAAAGAAGAAGAGCAAATAAATAATAATGCCTAGAATTGCTCTTGTAAATTCTGCGATATATGATATCCTAGAGCCTGATAGTTCTTTTGAAACAGAACTTGTTGATATTCCTCAACAGATACTTGACAAGTATGATAAAGTTATGGAAGAATTTTGGGAAGTTCAAAACCAATTAGAACAGTACCAAAGGGCTCAGGAAACAGAATGATCATAACAGATGAAAACTTTGATTCTGTTATAGAATCAAATCAATTAGTATTAGTAGATTTTTGGGCGGAATGGTGCGGTCCATGCCGTAAAGTTTCGCCAATACTTGATGAAATATCTCAAGAAAAGAATCTACTTGTGGCTAAGCTTAATGTTGATGACAATATAGTTAAGCCAAAAGATTATGGAGTGGTTTCAATACCGACCATGATCTTGTTTAAAGATAGAACCCCAGTAATAAAAATTATCGGGGCAAAGCCAAAACATGTTTTGCTAAAAGAATTAGCAGAATATATATAGTCTCTACGCTCAAATTGAGGTAGATTAAGAAGGAGAAAAAAGAATGAAATCATTCAAGAAAATCGCTCTAGCCGTGGTTGCAGCCATGACAATGAGCACTCTTGTTGCAACATCTGCAAGTGCTGCACCTATGGTAGTAACTTCTGTCAAGAAGGCAGGAACAACCACTACACTGGGAACCGCAGCAACTACACCGATTACTTTGCCAGTACCAACAGATAACTCTGTTGATACAGCAGACACAGTCGAGTTTGTTGTAACAGTTGATACAGGAACAGTAGTTTCCGTAGTAGCAACAAATGCAGTAATTATTGATGCCGTAGCAACAACTGCTGCACCAAAGACAGCGACATCTGGCGCTGCTACATGGTCACAGAATGTTGGAACAGGTACAACAGCAACGTTTTATGTATATACTAAAACGACAGCAATTGGTTCAGTAGCCATTACAAATGGTGGAACTACAACAACATATTATGTACAAGGAATTGCAGGCGCTATTGATAAGCTTACACTCGCAGGTGTAGATGCAGCAGCAGCAGGCACATCCGTAACTGTTACAATTGGCGCAGTTGACGTATTCGGAAACAAGATTTCTGGAAAGTCGATTTCAGCAATTGCTAATGGTGCAACTTTAGATACAGCAACAGTAACAACTGGATCTGGTCTAACTAATTTTGGTGTAGCAGACGTTAAGTTTGTTGCTCCAGCAACTGGTCCTGTAACAGTAGTTGCATATGCTGCTTCAGCAGATATGGCAACAGCAGTTACTGGTTTCAGTACACCTAATTCTTCAGCAGTCAAGGTAATCTCTGTTCGTGATATCACAGCAGAACTTGCTGCAGTAACCGCACAACTTGCAGCAGAGAAGGCTGCTCGTGCAACAGATAAGGCAGCAGCAGATGCTGCCCTTGCAGCAGAGAAGGCTGCTTCTGCTAAGGCTCTTGCCGATGCAGCAGCAAAATCTGCAGCAGATCTTGCTAAGGTAAAGGCAGACAATGATGCCGCTGTTAAGGCTCTAAAGGATGC